TCATCGTCCGTCTCCCTTCCGGGTCTTCGCCAGTTCGGTTTCGATGGCGGTCAGGGAGTCCAGGTCGGCGGCGTCGGCGGCGATGGCCTCCCGCTGTTTCCGCTGCTGGTCGAAGGCGTCGTAACGGTCATGGGCGATCTGTGTCATGGAATCGTGGCTGATCCGACCGTTTCCGGTCAACAGGGGGCGTTCGTAGACGGTGATGAAGCGGTCCAGGTTGGTCCGCCATTGATCCAGCGTCAGATGTTTGCGTTGCGACACGCGGTCCTCGGCGAAATCCAGGAACATGGTGACGACCCGGTTCAATTCGCCGATCTCGGTCGCGGTCAGGTAATTCTTCGCCACGACCATGTCGGCCTTGCGGACGTGGGCGCCCGTCCAGCTTTGCAGGTTCATGTTGGGCTGGGTGGCGTCGGCCCGTGCGACGACCAACTCCGCCGCCGTGTGGCCGGTGACGGCGTGCAGCATCTTGTTCTGCACCTCGGTGAAGAACAGGGCCGAGGCGTTGGGATCGTCGGGGTAATCCCGCGACAGGGCGAACAGGTCGCGGATCTTCTGGTGGAAGCGTTTTTCCGACGCCCGGATGTCGCGGATGCGGGCGAGGAGTTCGTCGAAACAATCCCAGCCGCCGGGGTTCTTCAGGCGTTCGTCGTTCATGACGAAGCCCTTGGCCAGATACTCCCCCAGGGTCGCCGTCGCCCATTGCCGGAACTGGACGCCACGCGGCGAGCGGACGCGGTAGCCGACGGCCAGGATCATGTCCAGCCGGTACATCTTGATGGGGCGGGACACCCGCCGCCGCCCCACGGTTTGAACGGTCAAATTATCTTTGACAGTTCCCTCCGCCTGGATCTCCCCCTCGGCGAGGATGTTCCGGATGTGGTGGCTGATGGCCTGCTTGGAGGTCTGGTAAAGCTCCGCGATTTCGATCTGGTTCATCCAGACCGCGCCATCCCGCTGGGTCAGGCGGAACTGGGCCGTGCCGTCGTCGGTTCGGTAGAGCAGGAGTTCGCCGTCCGCCATCGCCGGTCTCACGCCCCGTCCGGCAGATAGCCGAGTTCTCGCAGGAACCCCATCATCGTCGCTTCCGCCGCGTCCCGCTGGTCGCGCAGTTCCAGCAGCTTCTCGACCTCCTCGGCGACGTCGAGGTCATCCGCGTCCTCGGTGACGTGGACGTAGCGGCTGATGTTCAGGTTGTGGTCGTTGGCCGCGATTTCCGCCAGCGGCACCACGCGGGCGAAGCGGTCCACGTCGGCGTAATCGTGGAACGCCTTGGCCAAGGCCGCGACGTTGGCGGGCGACAGGTGGTTCTGGGCCTTGCCCTCGACGAACTGTTCGACGCCGTTGACGAACAGCACCTTGCCGACATGGTCCTTCGGCTTGGATTTGCGGACGATCAGGATGCAGGCGGGGATGCCGGCCCCATAAAACAGGTTGGGGGCCAGCCCGATGACCGCCTCGATCAGGTCGTCCTTCAGCAAGCCCTCGCGGATGCGGCCCTCGGCCCCGCCCCGGAACAGGATGCCGTGGGGCAGGACCACGCCCAGCAGGCCGCTCTGCTTCAGGCTGGCGATCATGTGCTGAACGAAGGCGAGGTCGCCGTAGGATTTCGGCGGGCAGCCGTAGCGGGCGCGACCGAACGGGTCGCCCTTGGACCAGGTGTCGTAACCCCAGTTTTTCAGCGAGAAGGGCGGGTTGGCCAAGACGCGGTCAAAGGTGCGGATGGCCTTGGCGCCCTCGCCGACCAGATGCTTGGGATCCAGCAGGGTGTCGCCACGGGCGATCGCCGCGTCGTCGATGTCGTGCAGGAACAGGTTCATCTGGCAGATCGCCCAGGTGTTCAGGTTCCGCTCTTGCCCGAACAGCGACAGGCTCCGGGTGTTCTTGCCCTGGCGTTCCAGATGGTGGATCGCCTCCAGCAGCATGCCGCCCGACCCGCAGGTCGGGTCGTAGATCGACATGCCCTCGGCGGGTTGCAGGCACTCGACGATCAGCCGGACGACCATCTTGGGGGTGTAGAACTCGCCGCCCTTCTTGCCGGAATCGTCGGCGAACTTGGCGATCAGATATTCATAGGCTTGACCCAGCATGTCTGGCTCGGCATCGACGATGCGGAGCCGCAGCGCGTCGAAATGCTGGATCAGCTTTTCCAGGGTGGTGTCGGGGAACCGTTCCTTGTTGTTGAAATCCACATCCTGAAACACCCCCCGCAGCCGGTGGTTGGCGTCTTCAATCGCCTGGAACGCCTCGTTCAGTTTGGCGCCGATGTCGGTGCTCTTGGCCTTCACGTCCCGCCAGGAATGGCCGGGGGGGATGTGGAAACGGTGCTCGTCCGGGTCGGCGGCCAGATCGGCGTCGCCGTATTTGGCCAGCCGGTCCTCATACTCCTCCTCCCACACGTCGCAGAGGCGTTTGAAGAAGAGCAGGCCGAAAATGTAATGCTTGTAGTCGGCGGCGTCGATGGCGCCCCGCAGGATGTCGGCCGCCTTCCACAGATGGCCTTCGAGGGTGTCGAGCGTCAAAACGGCCATGGGGACCCAGCGTCTCTTTTTCAGTCAGGCAAAGCGGCGGCAGTCTACCAGAAGGAGTAGGACCGGCAACCTCCGTGGCGCGGAGGGCGATGGGCGACCGTTTCCTGGGAATTGCAAACGTCACGCGCTCTAGGGCGGAAAACGACAAAAGCCGCACAGCGTGTGCGGCCTATCATGTGACGCTAACTTATGCAGCTAAACAGTGTCTCTACTGTAGCCAACCCGACCGCGAAGTCCTTGAAAAATAAGGATGGCGTCCCCAAGGGGATTCGAACCCCTGTTACCGCCGTGAGAGGGGCGTAACAGCTACAAAATATGGACGTCATGGCCTATCAAACCAGTATGAACCCCTTTATTTGAGCCATATTGGTTTGTGGTGGGTATGGGTGGTTATGGGTGAATAGTGGATTATAGTGGACAAGACCCTTGCGGGACCAACCTTTCACCGGGTCGGCCTGCATCTCCTTTAAGGAGACGCAGGTCCCTCCCGCGCCACCTCGGCAATCCGCTATAAACACTTACCAACAACTTCAATAACTTGGCGAAAGGTATCGAATGCCCTGGTGGAGCGACATCATCTCCCGCCTCAGCCTGCGCGGCGCGATGGATTGGTGGGCGGTCCTGTGGACGATGGGCGGCGCCCTGATCCTGGGGCATCGCCTCGACCGCCACATCCATCGTCAGCGGAGCGCGCCGCCCTGGTACCGGCGTGATATGGGTGCATGGGCCGGTCTTGCCGTGGGCGCTTTTCTGGCGCTCATCGGCTGGAGCCTGTGAAGGTCTCCCGCCGCCGCTCGCCAAGCCGCTCGAACTTTTTCGTCAGCGTCTCCATCTTCCGCTCGAAGCCCGTTTCGCTGAGCAAGCCCCGGTCCCGATCATTGCTCGCCCGGCGCGCTTCCGTTTCCAATTCGCGTTCGACCCGGTCGAATTCCCGACCCCAGGCGGCAAAGCCATCCTCGACATCCTGCGGCTTCACCTTGATGCCAACCGATGACGCCACCGCCTGCGGCACCGAATAGGGGCGGCCCGACCAATCCCGCGCTCCCTCCATGGCGTTGGCGATGCGCTGCCAGTACCAGCTTCCCGGCACCCACGCCGCCGACGGCATCCAGGACTTGTAAACGTAATCGGCGGTCTTGCCGATTCGCTCGCCAATGGTGTCGGTGTGCTCGTTGATGATGTTCTGCCCGGTGAAGGCGGAGCGGTTGAGCAGAAGCTCGGCGCCGATAGCCAGCGGCCCTCCCGGCTGCATCCAACCCGGCAGGGGAATCACCGATTGTCCTTGTCCGGCATCGAAGACGTCGCCCGCCGGGATCCAGCGCCGAAGGTCGAGAAAGACCGGGTTCCCGTGCTGGTCGTGGGTGGGCAACCGCATCATGCGTGGAATGCCGGTCCAGGCCCAGCCCTGTTCGTTTTCGCGGAGTGAGCGGCGCTCCTCATCCTCGTCGCCGCTATCCCAGGCGTAGGCCAAGGCGTTGAACGCGTACATCATGGTGAAGTATTTCGCCAGCTTCCACGGTCGGTTCACGATGGTGCGGGCGATCATCGGCGCCGCCCGGTAGGTGTAGGAGATGAAGGGCAGCACCGTCCGCCGGGCTGCGTTGATCCAGGGCGCCCGGATGTCGTAGTTCAGGAAGGTGTCGCGCGCCTCCAGCGTCGCCTGTACAGCCGAGGCGCCCTGGTCCCGCCGACGGGCGTAGAGCGCCATGCGGAAGACCTCATCCTCCATCTGGTAAGCCTGCTGCATCTTCTGGTCGGCGGTTTTCACGCCGTGGAACAGGCGGTCGGCTAGCTTCCCGGCCAGCCCAAACCGGGCCTCCCACCCCCCCTGGTTTCCCTGTCCTTGCCGCTCGATCTCTTCCAGGATCGGCTTCAGCACCTCCTCGCGAATTTCCTGGCCCAGCATATCGACCCCGAAAACGCCTTGGTCGAGCGCCTCGCGATAGAGGTCGTCACGCTTCAGCAGCGACCGAACGCCGTGCGCCAGATCGGTTGCCCGGACGTCGGCCATGTCCATGAACATGACGTTCGACATGATGTTGTTCATGTGGACCACGGGCGACCGATAGGTCTTGTTCGCCTTCCATTGCCGCAGGATGTGGTCCCAGACGCCCGGCTTTTGCAGCGCCTCCAATTCGGCCATGTCGCGCCAGATTTCGGCCCGGACGAAGCGGTCAGCGAGCGCGCCGTACCGCTTGGTGTTGCTTTTGGGGATCTTGGTGTCCGGCACCTTCACCCATTGGATCGCCGGATCGTGCCAAAAGCTGTTGTAGTCGCCAGCCTCCTTCCAGGTGGCCGACGGGGGCTCGTCTTTGCCGTCGTGCGCCCATTCGGCGTTCTGCGCGATGTCGCGGAAGAAGCGCCCGGTGGCCAGATCATGCGCCATCAGCATGTATGTTTTGGCGACCGTGTAGCGGGCATCGACGATCTCGCCCATCGACTGGCGTTCGTCCTTGGTGAAGTCGCGCCACAGCACCGGCTTGCCGGGCCGTTCGCCGTCCTTGCTGCCGCCCTTTTCACTGCGGACTTCCCAAACGCCGCGATCCTGGTAGCCTTCCAGCTCCTTCGGGATCGCGGCCCCCTCCGGCAGATAGGCGCGATGGGTGACGCGCGGTTGCCCCCCCTCCTTCGCCTCTTCCATCTTGTCGAGAATGCGGAACTTCTGGCCCTTGGCGGCCCGCAGGTCGTCGGCGGCGAACATGCGCGTCTCGGTTTCGACGATGCGGCTGTTCACGTCGGAAAGCTGGCTGTTGATCTTGTCGATCAGCGCCCGCGCCCGCTGGCCCTTCATGTTCAGCCGGGTCAGGGTAACGCCCTGCTCACGCACTTGTCCTTTTTGATACTGGTTTGGCTTCAGCACCACCGTGGCGCCGCCTGACCGCTTCAGCGCCTTGGAGGCCTCGCTGGTGTCCATACGGCGGTCCAGCGTCGCCCCCATCTCGTCGTGGCGCTCTTCGGCGCGGGCGAGGGCCACCTCCCGTCGGCGCAGCAGATCGTCGCGGCGCGTCTCCAGCATCCGCAGACGGCCAGATCGGGAGCGCGCCGTTTGGGCTTCGTCGGTATGACGCATCAAGGCTTCGTGCGTCACCTCCATGAACATGCCCCGACCCTTGAACTGGTCGCCGATGATCTTGCGGCGTCTGCCGGTCATCTTGCGATCAACCCAGGCGGCAAGGCTGCCCTGGTCGGCCTCGTGCTTGGCGTAGACCCGGTGCAGGTATGTGCCACGGTTCCGCTCGAAAGATTCCGGCGACAAGAGTCCAAGCTCGACCGCCTCCGCGCCGAGCTGGTCGATGGCGGCCCGGATCGGCGAGGCGATCTCGGACCACCGCGCGTCGGCGACCTCCTCCCCGGTCAACACCGCCTGAAGCGTCGCCATCTCCTCCGGCTTCACGTCTTGGTCGGCCAGCGTCTTCATCAGCTCCGGGACCTTGGCCATGATGCGGCGCTCATCAAGGCCGCGCTGCCGGTCACGCTCGACATAGGCGGCGTCCAAGCCATAGCGGTCGATCAGCCCGGCCCGCGCGTTGCGCAGCACGGTGTTCATCCACCCCATGCGGCCATCGTCCTGGAACTCGGCCTCGGTGATGAGGCGCTCGGCCTGCCGGTTCAGGTGCAGGCCCGGCTTCCATTGGTTGCGGTCGTTGATCCCGCCGAACAGGTCGAAGGGGATGCGCGCCACGCGGTCGATGGGCTGGGCGCCAGCCAGTCGGGTCATGATGCTGCGGCGACGCTCGCCAGCCTGGGGCGATGGAGCGGCGGACGGGTCCGGCTGCTCCAGGGAGAAGCGGTCGGAGGCGTCACCGGCCACGAAACGACCATCTTCACCGCGCGGCTGGGTCTCGGCGTGGTGGGCTTCCGCCGGGGCGCCGACAAAGGCCGCATCCTTCTGGCCCCGCCGCCCAATCTCGCCGAGGTCGATGGCGCGGAACACGCTGTCAACGGTGCGGAAACCCTCACCGCGCAAGGCCTGCCCAACGGCGCGCAGGAAGTCGCGGATGCGCTCCAGGGCCGTGCGCACGAACCCCTTGGCCTGAACCCGGCCCGCTTGCCAGTCCCCGAACAGGTCGGCGACGGCTTCCTCGATCAGGCGCTCGGTTCGTTCGGGCCGATTGTTTGTCCGCCCGAACTCCGGGTAGCGGGCGCGGACGTCAGCCATGCGCGCGTTGTCCTGGAGAACCGTCCGCTGCAACGCGGTCCATTCCGCCGATTTGATGAGGTCGAGATCGCGCAGCGCATGCACCACCTCGTGGTCGAAGGTGAAGGTGCGATTTCGGGCGTCGAGCGCCACCTCGATGATGCGGCGACCATAGCGACCGGAAGCGCCCTCAAGCGGCTCCCCAGTGCGCCGGTCGCGGATCGCGTCCACAAGCCGCAGACCAACGCGGTCGGCGATGCCGTAGCGCTGGAGGCGTTCCCGGAGGTCGGCTTCGATGGCGGGCAGCCTGCGCTCGAACTCCGGGGCGAGGCGGAGGGAATCGTCCTCGTTCGGCTTTACCGAATCGGCGGAACCTTCGCCCGCCGCATCTCTCTGAACGCCTGCCTTGCCGAGTCGGCGGTTTCTTTCGTCGCCTGCCTTAGCTGCTGCTGCTCGGAGGGTGTCAGCGTCTCGGAAACCAAGAATGTACCGGGCTTCGTCGGCGGTGAGTCCGGTGGGGGCGATCCCGAAGAGTTGTCGAATGGCATCGCCATACCTCACTTCGATGGTGCGAACCTGCAAGCGCGTGGGAGAGAATTGGCCCGAGCGGCTGGCGTTGGCAAGGGTTATCGTTCCAATCACCTGCCCGCCGTTGGCCTGGATGTGGTGCGCCATCTCGGCCAGCGTCCCACCCATGGTCGAGACGTCATCGACCAGGACATACCGTCCGCCCGGCTTCACCGGACCGCCAAACAGCGGGCGCGAGATCAGACGTTCCATCGGTTTGGCGCCGGTGTGATGGGCGCGAACCGTCTGGATGATGCTCGGCTCGACGGCGCCGCCGGAAAATTCCGCGTAATAGGCCGCCACCGTGGCAGGGATGGCGTTGCGACCGCTCGCTTCCTCTGCGGCGGCTGGCGCATAGATCACATCCTCACCAAACCGACGCCGAGCCTCATCGACCGTCATAGGATCGACGATGTCGGAGACGAAACGGATGGCTGCGGCCCGGTCGCCAGCCTTGGCGGCGGTATAATCTGGATGATCCTTCAGGCGCGCGCTGTCGCTATGGCTGAAGATGGGCGGATCGGCCATCTTCGGAACCCCGAGCGACCGCGCTCCAGCCGAAGCGGCGGCCTCCCTGGAGAACAGATCCCGTTGCCCGCGTCCGGCAACGTCGAACAGCCCTTCGTCCGCCGCCTTCTGGCGCTTCTTGGGTTGGAGCGGCTTTACCATCGCCGCTTCGGCGCGATCACGGTCGGTGACGGGGCGCAGGCCATCGACGACGAACTGCTCGCCCTGGTCGGTGCGCTCGGTGGCAGGCATCACCACTTCCGGTCGGTTGGCGGACTCTGCCGCGACCCTGACCGCCTTCACCTCGAACCCCGCCATCATCTGCGTCGCGCTGGATAGCGCCGCGTTCGTGTTCTTGCGCTGCCACGCCCCTGCGAGCGGACTCCAGCGCCAGCCGGATCCCTTCAGCTTGGCCCGCAACGCCTCGTCCGGCTTGACGTCCAGGAATATTTGAACGCGCTCGGCATCGTGGTTGTTCACGATGCGACCGCCATCATACTCGTTCAGGACATCCTCGCCGGTGCCCTTGGGGGCGACAGCGGCCTCCTGAGCGGTGTCAGCCAGCGTCCAAACGGTGTTTCGGTCGGTGAACAGCGGCTTGCGCATGCTGGCCTGCCGCTGCCGGATGTGTTCCAGAGCCTGTCGGACCAGTGCGGCTTGGCCGTTCGTGGACAGTCGTTGCAGCCGCCCGGAGATGCTGCTGGTGAAGGCCGTTCGGCTGTAGGTGAGCGAGCCTGCGTCGATGTCGTTGATGGTTGCTATGTCTCTGTCGATCTCCTTGCGCAGATCCCCCCAGCGGTCGGACGCCACCTGCTCATCGGTACGCTGCCCCAAGACGGCCTTCCGGGCGGCGTCGCGGGCGCGCTTCTCCCACTCGGAGAACTCCGAGACGCGCTTGCGCTCAACCTCCATGCGCTTCTGGTTCCGGGCGACGGGAAAGTTCGCCGGCCCGGTTATCATCGGCGACATGGTTCGCGCCTTGGCGTCCCAAATCATGTTTTGGCGGGTGACATAGCCCTGGCGGTACCGCTCCACCTGTTGGTCGACGGTCGCGCGCTGCTGGTCGGTCCTCGCAAGGGCCAACAGATCGTCGCGCAGCGCCTGGACGGCGCGCTCGAACTGCCGGATGTCGGAGGCCGCCCGCTTCTCAGCCTCAAAGCTGATGCCACTGTAGGCACGCCGACCGCGCTCGGCGTCGAGGCTGGTTACTTGCTCTTCGCCGCCTCGCGCTTTGCCGCGATCTGGGCCGCCGCGTCCAAGTTCTTCGCCGCGTCCAACAACCCTTTCCGGGTCCCCTCGGTCACGCGCGGGCTCTCGTCCACCGCCTTCGCGCGCAACGACTGGGCCGCCTTGCTGTAGTCCTCGCTGCTGCGCATGGGTGATATCCTCAAAGGGAAGTGGATCAGCATCGACACCAGTTTCCTGAAAATAAGCCGCTTCCTTCTGGATTGCATCCCGTTCGATGGCGTCCACCACCGCATCCTCGGGATCCTCGCCCAGCATCACCGCCTCAATCGCCCGGCGGCGGTGCTCGTCCGGCAGGTTGATGCCGTGATCCGCCAGCACTGCGCCAACATCGGCTTCGGCGCCGGCCCGGCGCGTCGCCTCCTCGTCCGCTTGTCGGCGGGCGATGTCTTGCTGGACGACATCCGCCTGTTCGTCGATGGGGTAGACCTTGCCGCCGCGCGCCTCCCGGTCCATCGCGTCGAGAAGGTCGGTGATCTCGGTGCGACCGAACCCCTCGGCCCGGTCGCCGGGCCGGATGTAGCCAGCCTCCTCGGCCAGCTCGCGCGCCTGGTCGAGCGTCATGCCGCCAGGGCGGACAAGGGCGCCCTGCCGGGGCAGGAACTGGCGCCGCAGGTCGAGGGCGCGCAACTCCCCCTTCTGGTCCTGGATGCCGCCTTTGCTGGCCAGGAATTCAAAGAGGCTGGGCGGACGCTGGGCTGAGGTGGAGCGGGATGGTGGTCCGGGAGGCGGCGCGGCGCGCTGACCCTCCATGGGAGAAGCGAAGGATGCCTCGGACCTGAGAAATCCCTCCCATTCCTGCCGCAGCGCGCCCGGTTCCATCGTATCGGCCGCGTTTCCTGGAAATTTCCAGCCAAAGGTGTTCTGACCGTATTGCGACGCCAAGCGGTCGTAATCACCATCCGTCAAGCGGTTCACCCATCGCCGCAGGTCATTCTTTTGCACGGCGATTGGATGCGCGTCGGGTGGGATGTTCTTTTCGACGAACATCGTCTGGCGTCCCGCCCCACCCACCTTACCGAGGGGCCGCAGCCCCCACCCGCCATCGACCCGCACCGGCTCCAGCGACTGCCCTTTCAGGTCCGGGCGCGACCGGACAGCCAGTTCCGCCGACTTCGCGGTGGAGAACGGAGAGCCGTCCTTCCTCATGAAGGGAGCCGCCACCGGCGCTGGAGCGGAGGCTCGCGCGCTTCCAACTGGCGGCGCGTCGTCGCTTTGAATTGGCGGCAAGGGGAGAGAGGCGACGGTCGTCGGTCGAAACGCGCCGGGGAAATCGTTCTGCGCGCCCTGCTGATCGAGTTCCCGCAGGCCGGTCAGGTCGAAGGCTGGCGCGGTCGGTCGGAAGGTCGTCGGCTCGGCAGGTTTGGCGACCGAGCCCAATACCGGGCTGTCAACCGGATGCGCCATCGGCGCCAATCCATCAACCGACAAGGGAGCAGGCTCCAACGCTGGCGCAGCGGCATCCGGCAGAATCTTTTCGGTCTGCGCGCTGGAATCGAGAGCGGGCGCGGTGAGCGTGTTAATTTTCGCCGCCTCATGTGCGGCTGGAGAAATGAACGCGGGGGTTTCGGCTACCGCCTGAGTGACTGGCGGCGGCTTGACCGCCTGCGCAACAGAACCTGAAGCCGGGGCCGACTCGTCAACCAACGGTGTGGGCGCGGGGATCTCGGCCAGCGGCGCGACCTCTGACGCGAGTTGCGGCAAACTGGCGGCATCTGCGGTCGCAGGCTCCGTCGCAGGGTTCGCGTTGGGGGTGGGTTGAACGGGCGCAACCTGAACTGGAGCCGCCGGAACGGTGGGCGCGCTGGTCGCTGTCGGCTCCACGACCCGCCCCAGCAGCCGCTCCGCCGGGACCGCCCCTTGCGGCAGATTGGCGATATCCGCCTTCGGCGCCAACAGCCCGTCAACGATGGACCGGCCCGACGCGATCAGCTCCGTGGGGATGGGCGACGCCACGTCGGCGGGCGTGACGTTGGGCGGGGCAATGTTCACCATCGGGCGGGCGGCATGATGGCGCAGCGCGGCGACCTCCGCTGGAGCGCCGAAGGCCTCCCCGACGAACTCACCCAGCACTTGACCCGGCTCGGTGACGCGCCCTTCGGTGGCGATCTGCGCGCCAGCCTCAGCGCTGGCGCCGGCGGCTCCCTGCGTCACGACTTGAGTCGGAATGTTCAAAACCTCGCGAGCGAGGCGCCCCTTTACCGCTTGCGGCACAAGCGTCTTTCCGGCGATGCCCATGGTGGCGCCATCGACGGATCCGATCAGCGCGGCGCGGGTCGCGGCCCGATCACGCACGCGGGCCATTATTTCCGGACTGCGGAACGCCTGGACGAGGGCGGCCTCATCGCTGGTGTCCACGCCCTCGTTGGACAGCCCCTCCAGAACCGAGGAGAGATATTCGGAGCCAGCCGACGACGCGCCCATGGCGACACCGCCCGCTATCGGGCCGCCGACCGCGCCAGCGACCATCGCGGGCGCCATGGCTGGAAGCGATTGCAGACCCACCGACGCGATGACGCCCAGAGGGTCCGACCAGAACGCCCGACCCGCGTCACCCCAGCTCTTCGCGCCCATCATGCGTTGCGCCGCCGGGTTCTGCGGAAGGTCGGCGATCCGCCGTCCGGTTGACGCCACCATGCCGACGGATTGACTGATGTCCGTCTCCGCCTGTCGCCGCGCCGCCGCTCGCTGGCCGGGCGACATATGCTGGTAGCCGACCGGGTCATCCGTGTCCGGCACGGATTCGCCCTGATCGATTCGATCCATGACGGACAGCGAGCGACCCGACAGGTCGGCCCCGAGACCGGCGGCGCCCTGCTTCAAACTGAGGACGCCCGCCGTCAGGGGGTTCAGAACCTTGTCGACAAGAGGGGTGTCAGTCCAGGCGCGGTCTCCGCCGACCGGGCCGCTGGGCTGCTGTGGGGGCTTCGTCGGTTCATCCATCGGCATGAGGCCAGACACATCCAGCGGCGTCAGCCCGGACACGTCGAGGGAATCTCCGCCGATAGGGCGCAATCCGGCGGTGTCGAGCGGCGTCAGGCCCGAAACATCGAAGGCCATACTGATCTCACTTCGTGAAGGGCTTGCCGTTGACGACGATCACCGCGCCCTTCGGCGCGCTGCTCTTGAACCACTCGATGTCGGCCTGAGTGGTTGCCTGGAACGGCTCCGTCTGCGTTCCCTTACCGGATGGGGGGGCGGTCGTCGCCGGAGCGGCTGATACTGTGGGGGGGCGAGCCGCCGACGAGCTTCCGCTGCTGGAACCTGATGGTGGCTGGAGATCCTTCGGCACGTCCAGCCTCTGCCAAGCCTGCGGGTCAGGCTGCCCGAACGCAAACGCCGCGAGATCGTCACGCCCGCCCGCCTGAAGGTCGCGACCAACCGATGCCCAGTCCGTCTTTTTCAGCATCGGGTCGGTATAGCGCTCAATCACCGCATCATAGACCCGCTTGTCGTCGGCGCTCATCTCCGCCCTCTTCGGCTTGGCAGCGCCGCCGCCCTGACCACCCTGCGCCAACGCCGAAAGGCGCGGGTTTCCCGAGGCGGCGAGGGCTTGGCGCAGCCTGTCCGGATCGTCTCCGTACAGCCCGCTCAGCGCCTTGAACTGCCGCTGGTCGTCGCCGCTCAGGCCCGACGTATCCCCCAAAGACCTTTTTGCGCTTTCCCTGGCTTCCGCCGTGTGGTCGATTTCTTCGATCTTGTAGCCATGCTGCTTTTCATCGCGCTGCAATTGCAGCTCGCTCGACAGCCTGGTGTTGGCCTGGGTGTTCGCGCCGCTGGCCCCGATCTCGCCGATGCGATAGCCGTGATTAAGTCCGGCCATATCTTTTTCCTGGCCGAAACGCGCCGTGTCGCGTTGCGTGGTGAAGTCCTGCGTGGCTGTCCGCTCGCCCGTCTGGAACCTCTGTTGCGCGCCCATTTCGTCCATACGGTAGCCATGTTGCAGTTCAAGCAACCGCGCTTTCCGCCTAGCCTTGCCATCCTCTTCCGCCTGCTGGGCCAACCCCTGACCGATCCCGGCAACCGCGCCGCCCAGCGCCGTCAGCAACCCCGCCATCTCACATCCCTCCCTGCTGCTGCGCGACGCCCTGCGGCGGCATCAGCCCACGCCGCCCCGATGGCTGTGGCTCATCCCCTCTGTTTTCCCGGCCTTTGCCGAACTGCGGCAGAACCTCGTCCAGCCGACCGGCCTTGTCGGCGCGCTGTAGGACATCCCAATCCTGCTGAAACGGGCGCGGATCCAACTGGCCGCTCTGCTGCCCCATGGTCCGATAAAGGTCGAGGGCGCGATACAGAGCCTTCTCCAGCTCCTGGGGGCTGAATGTGTGAATGCCCGCTTTCTCCGCCGTGTCGGCGAGGTCGGCCAGCAGATCGGCGCCACCGTGGTAGAGGACATCGCCCGACAGTTGGACGCCCTGCTGCTTCGCCGTGTCCTGCAACCGCTGCACCACCATGACGACGACGGCGGCCAAGCCTTCGACCGGGTCGGGTGTGGCGACAAGGCGCTTCATGACCTGTGGAAACGATTTTTGATCGTAGATCAGGCGGAACGCCTGATCCATGAACTGGTCGTACTGGGCCTGTTCTTCCGGGCTGACGTTGGGTTGATCGCCCTGAATCTGCCCACCTTGATCCTCCTCCAACGCCTCTTCGGTCGGGTTGTGACCGGCAGAACCTTCGGCGCGCTCCTCGGCGGGGCCATTCATCATCGGAGCGCCGCGCCCCTGCATTCCAGAAAGAAGTCCGGGCATCCTGTGTCGCTCCTCAGCTCTGCACGAGGGTGTAGCGGCCCGTGCTCGGGTCATAGACGTATTGACCCTGGCCGGTGGCGCCGTAGGCCGTCGGGCTAAAGCGCTGCGCGGGCGTCATGCGGGGAGGCCCTTGATCGACGGTCGTGTTGGTGGTCTGGGTTCCGGTCAGCAACCCGACGCGCGGCAAACCATAATTCTGGCGGACGATGTCGGCCTGCTGCTGGAGCGCCTTGGTCTGCGCGTTCGCGTCGGCACCGGCAAGCCCCTTGCCCACGCCGAGAAGAACATTGCCGACCAGCGCGCCGTTGCGTTCCAGCCATCCGCCCTTGTCGATGATGCCGGCGCCAGCGTCGGCGCTGGACGAAGCCGCGCCGCTGGTCACGGCGCTGGGCGCGACGGCGGGCTTCATCGTCGCGCCGCCCCCGGCGACGCCTCCTTGCGGCGTGTCGCTTGGCTGACCGCCACCCTCAATCCGCGCGCCGCTGGAGGCCGCGTCGTTGCCGGTGGCGGCGGACGCTGGCGTCGATCCGCTGGCGTAACTGTCGTAAGCGCCCTGGGCCCCGCCCAGAACCGCGCCCGCCGCCGCGCCATACTGCGCGCCTTGCAGGGCGTCGCCACCGGACAGCGCGCTGGTCGCCGCGCCCGCCACGGCGCCATACCCGGCATTCGTCACTGCGCCTGTGATGATGCTCGACAGGCCGCTGCCCGCTCCCAAACTGTCGGTGACGCCCTTGACCGCCTCGCCCCAACTGGACGTGATCCCCAACGCGTTCCCGGCGGTGAACATCACCGCGCCAGCGGCAAGCGCCACGGGAAGGATTTTCGACGCGGTGTTGACGACCTTCTTGAACACCTTGCCAATCGATTTCACGACGCCGCTCATCGCACCCTCCTGACATACATCGCGCCATCCAGGCGCAGTCCCTTGCGCTCCCAAAGCGTTCCGGCGCGCCGCCACCCCTCGACCGCGCCCGAGACGCCGGGCCGCACCTCGATGACGCCCGGCGCGCGTTCCGCCCAACTGAGAAAGGCGTCAGCCAAACCGGACGCGGCCCGCGCGTCGGTCCCGGGGGCGACGCAGAAAAACAGGTCGGTGGCGTAAAGCTCCTTGGCGATTCCATAGAGCCGGTCCACCACGCCCAGAATGAAGCCACCGATGGTTCCGTCATCGCTCACGGCGACGAACAGGCAGGACCCCTTGCCATGGCTCTGGATCGCCGACACGCACAGGGTCTTGAAACGTGCGACGTCCAGCGTGGCGCGGTCGGCGTAGACGCTGCGCTGGTGCGTCGCCGCGATCAGGTCGGCGAGGCCAAGGATGTCGGAAAATTTGGCGGGGCGGATCATGCCGTCCTCCTCGTCAGAAGGCCGCGACGGCGCAGGCGCTGCGACGCGGCGGGGTCATCCTCTTGATCGGAGGCCTGAGCCTGTCCAGTTCCGCGAGATGACCCGGCGACGCTTTGATCGGCAAGGCTTTGACCCGATGAGCGGATGGAGCCGACGCCGCCAAGATCGGCCACCTCGGAATAGCTCCGAGGGTCGATCAGGCCGAACTGGTCGGCGACAAAGCCAACTGGCAACCCGGTCGCCAACCCGACGCCGCTCGCCAAGGCGGCGGTCGGCGACCAGCCCACCACCGTCCGCGTCGCCGGTTGGTCCGCAACCGGCCCATCCAGGCCGAGCATGCCTTCGGAATTGGGGCGGGAGCCGAGATTGAACCCCAGAACCCCGAGCGCGCCGGGCGTGAAGCCTTCGGCCTTGTCCGATCCGGTCACGCTGGTGACGCCGCGCTCGGCAAGCTGATCCTGCGACATCGGGGTGGACGTGCGGCTGACGCTGACGCCACCATCGCCCGCGTCGCCGCCTGCGCTCGCGCCGTCGCCATCATGGCCGCCGCCATGCCCGCCGCCGCTGCGCCCGCCGGTGTCGCCCACCCCGCCGCTGTCGCGCTCCAAGAACTCCTGAAGCCCGGTCTTCGGGTTGCGGCTTGCCTCCTCCGACCCCACGATGAAGCGGTTTGGGTTCAGTCCGCGCTGGTGAGCGATCCGCGCGAACAGCGCCATCAGCTCATGGGTCTGACAGGACAGCGGCACCACAAGCTCGCCCGGCGTCAAATGACCAAGCGCGCGGTCTCCGCCGCGCCCGGCCTTCTCCGCCGCCACCAATCCCCGACGGGATGTCTCGCTGCGCGGTTCCATGCTTTACGCCACGTTGGGGGTTGCGGGCGAGGCCCAGGTCAGATTGATGCCGTACATCTGCTCGACCATACTCAGCGTGCTGTCCCGCAACGTCGCGATGTGTTGCAGGTACGTGTTGCGCGCTTCGGCGGGCAGGTTGACGTTTCCAGCGATGTTCTGAAATTCGTTGGCGTACAGCCCCTCCATCGCGGTCAGCGCCGTCGTGGCGCGATCCTTTTCGTATTGGCTGACGTTCCAACTGGCGATCTTCTCCTTCGACACGTTGTCGTCGTAGAGGAGCGCCTTCTTCTGCTGGAAATCGCGGTCGCTGAGCGCTTTATCCTGGACGGACTTCTCTTCCTGAAGGCGGGAATCCCACCCGCCCTTGAGTTGGGTGAGCCCCTGGTTCTGACGATAGTCCTGATCGGACAGCACCGAGTTTTGCCGGTATCCTTGATCCGACAGCGACGCGTTCTGACGATAGTCCTGATCGGACAGCGCCGAGTTTTGCCGATATCCCTGATCGGACAGCGCCGTGTCGTATCCGAACTTCTGTTCCTGCAAGCCTCGGTTCTGGCCGTATTCCTGGCCCGACAGGTTCTTCTGCGCGGTTTGCGCCGCGTTTTGCGCGGCCATGGGCAGGGCGGCGTTCAGCACCGCCGCCTGGGAGGAGCCGACCGCCATTGAACTGTTCAGCAGGCCACGCCGCTGCGCGCCGGCCAGACCGTCGGTCTTGGCCTGCTGCATGAGGGGGCCGCCCGCCGACGTGATGCGGGAGACCTCAGAATCGACCTTGTCATCCTCAGGCGTCCACGTCGATCCGCCGCCGGTTGCTGCGTTGTAGGCCATAACCGGCCCTCCTCAATTCAATGCGGCCAGGGCCTGGACGATGGCGGTCAACAGCTCCGCCAGATCGAGGTCGCCGGTGAGATAGCCGACGGTTGGCGCGGCGAGCGCCAGGGCGGCCAGCAGGTAACGCTTCTTGCCGGCCAGCATGCCGCCGCGCGCGATGGTGACGATGTTCATAGCCATGGGGTCAGGCTCCTTTCTGGAACAGGGCGCGCTCGGCGGCGGGGCGTTTGACGAGGCCGGGCGGAAATAGGCGGACAGGCGCAGGCCCTCGAACCGCTTCACGAGGTCGATGGCGGCTTGGCAAACCGGCTTGCTCATTGGTCGATTCCGTTGCGGTTGGCGCGGTGCCACCGCCACAGCAGGAAAGCGATGCCGAGCAGGAGCGACGTGGTGGTCAGCACGGCGTTGACGTCGGCGAGCACAGCCGCCCAGCCGGGCGCGGTGAGGGTGAGCGCGATGGCCGTGTTGTCGGCGGGGTGGTCGAGCATGGTCGGCTCCAGATGGGGATCTGCGAACGGAGTGCGCGTTCAGCGCTAGGGTCGTTCGGGCGTTGGATAGACGGCGCTGTCCCGCGCCGCCTGGATGGCGTCGGGCGTCAGGGCGTCGGCGATGGCGAGGTTGACGCGCTCCCGCTCCGTCTCGATCTGCCGCCCCACCATCTCCCATGCGGCGGTGACGGCCTCCCATTTGGCCAGGACGGCGGTGACGGTGGTGGAGAGCAGCGCGGCGCGGTCGCCAGCCCACGGATAGTCGACGGCGGGCGCGTCATCGGGACGGTCCGCGCCGATCCAGCGCTCCACCTCAGCCTGCTTGGCGGCATAGGTCGTGGCTTGGCCGGGAACGGCGGTCAGGTAGGCTTCGCGCGCCCGACCGGCAGCGACGTTGTTGGCAGCGACGGCGGCGGAGCGAGCGGAGGACAGGATGCCCGACCACACTGCGGGGTCGAGCGTTCGGACGGCCCAGGCTGGCGTCGCCGTCGTCGCGCCCAGCGTCCAGCCCGCGCGCTCGGCAACCGACCCGGTCGGAGCGACAGGCGGCGGATTGTCCACGAACAGCAAATAGCCGACGTCGGAATAGCCACGGTCGGTCAGATCGGCCAATTCGGCGGGGGACAGGTTGAGATCTGCCAGCCAACCCGGCAAGACGACCGGAGTACCGGCTCGCGGTTCGCGGGTCGGCAGCGAGACTTCGAGATAGATAGCGTTCATCGTGCCTCACTCAAACTGGGATAAACCGGAGAATGCACAGATGCGCTCCGCCTTGGCCGCCACCCTCACCGCCACCGCCGCCACCGCCACCGTAGTTCTGCCCGCCGCCGCCCGAGCTTGGCCCGCCGCCTGCGGATCCACCGCCACCACTATAGGGGCCGGTGCTGGCGGTGGAGGCCATCAGGCCAGGCCCCGTCAAGCTGGCGGCGGACCCACCGCGCTCGCCTCCGCCGGACCACCGACCGCCTTGACCACCGTTGTTGTTGATTTGTCCGCCGGTCGCGACGCCACCGATCCCGCCGAATGGGTCGCCAGCGGCCTGCGACGACGAACCATTTTGACCGCCGGTCACGGTCACGCCGTCAATCGAGATGCTGCCGCGCGTATCGTAAAAGTTCGTGGCGGTTGTGCCCGGGTCGATTGTGAGTATGAGCTTTTCGTTCGGTAGCACGCGGCGGCGCTTGTAGGCGCAGCCGCCGCCCCCGCCGCCGCTTAGAAAACCCCGACCGCCGGGAGAAATGACGATGATTTCCACCTCGCACGGGTAGAGCGGCGCGTATATTTCGGAGGAGGACAGGTAGATGCACTCGACCGCGACGGGCTTCCAGCCACCGTTTTGCATGCTTGCGGCGGGCAGGCCGATCAAATGCGGTGCGCGCGGCAGGCCCGTGTATTGCGAGCGGCCCATCAGCGGAGCCCCACTTCGGCCATCACGTCGATGCGCGCTGGCAACGCACTCGCGGCTGCGAACAAGGCGACGATCAGCGCGTTCGTTTGGCCCAACTCCCAGCCGGTGTCAGGCGCCGAGAAGGTCGCAGGGTCTTGCACCCCGCCCATCAGCGGGGTCGGTGGGGTATTGTCAGCGTAACCTGCGTTAACCGCGACGCCTCGGCGGGTCCGCAAGGCGACACGGAACAGGCGGGCGCCGGCTGGCAGTGCGGCATCGGCGGTGAACGAGGCGCCATTGACGGTCAGGGCCAGGGGCGAGACCGCCGTGACGATGGCGAGAAGCCCTGTGTTGGCCTGCGTGGCGCTGCCGACGTTGCGGGCCGCCGCAGGCCCGAAAAGCATGACGGCGTTGCCGGGGGACCAGCCGTCGGCGATGAAACTGCCGGTCGCGCGGGCAATGCCGCTGGCGGTGAGGGCCAGAACACCCGTGTTCGTGGCATCCTGCGTCGTCAGCAACTGGCCGACGTAGATCAGGAGGCTCTTGGCCGTGCCGTCGGTGCTGGAGATCGACCCGCCGATCACCCGTCCGCCACCCTGCCAGACGCGCTGTCGCGGCAGCAGTTCGCCGGGCAAGGCCATCTCGCCGCTGATGGCGGCAACCACACCCGGCAGCAGGCAGTCCACAACGATTTTTGCGTTCGTGCCGTTGGTGATGGTCAGGCTTTCCGTAAACTTTTGATAGCTGCCGGGAACGTTCGCGTCGATGGCCACGTCGAGATCCTCAGAGTTTGGCGCCGTCGAAGGCGATGGAAGAGCGGCGCGCGGCGCGCTCAATGGTGGCCCGCAGACCGGCGGAGAGGTTGGTGATGGCGAGCGGGTCGATGCCGAGCAGCAGCGCCTCGTCGGCGCCAGGGTTCTGGATCGTCTTGGTCATCGGCGCGGTCACGGCCACCGCGCCATCAAGGTATTGGCCGACCGCGTCGTTGCCCGTGATCTTCACCTGACCCGAACCCACCGGGAGGACGGCGTTGGCGATAGCCGCATCCAACTGGGGCTTGGTGATCATCGCGCCGACGCTGACGATACGGAACGTGGAGCCGTCGTAGCGCAGAGTCGTCATGCTGCCGGTCGGCATGTCGCCGACGACCGTGTCGCCGCCATCCTGCCGACGGATGGGCTTCACGCCCAGCAACGCCCCAGAGGCTCCGTAGAGGTCGACCGTGCTCGCGGCGGAGTTGCCGACGCCGACCCTGAACGACACCTCCATGCCCTCGGTGTAGGAGGTTGGAGGGTACGGCAGCGTCACCCGATAGGCGTTCGCGATCCCGCTGTCGGCGCCGTAGCTGACGGTCCCGCGCTTGACCTGGCCCTCGGCGGGCAGCTTGTCGAATCCAGCCTCAATCGCCTGGAACGTGCCGTTCACGCTCTCGGCGCGCGCAACCGTTCGCCGCGCCTCCGGGTTCTCGTGGGTGAAATAGTCGTTGCTCATCGCTTCAGCCCCCGTGCGCTGGAATGGAGCGTCAGGCCGTGGATGGTGTGCGGGGCCTCATGGGTCGCTTCGGTGCCGATGGCGAGCGAGACGTTGACGCCGCTGCCGTCGATGTACGCCTCGGCCGTGCCCTCCACCGGCGTGGACCAGTAAAATTCATTCCACGCCGCCTCGTCCCAGAAGCCACCCCCGCCGGCCACATCGAACGTCTGCTCGGCCGCCGATGGAAGGTCAGGGTCGCCATAGCCGAAATCGGCCGACGCGTAGAGGGTGGTGTTGGGCGCCGACGAAACCTCGACCGTCGCCTTGTGAAAGCGCTTGTTCAGCGTGGGCGCGCCAAGGTGGTTGAAGGCCAGACGCACATAGGCCGCGATGGGGTCGCCATCGAAGCTGGCTCCGCTGTCCATGCGATGGACGAAGCCAGCATCCGAGCCGAAATACAGCTCCTCCGCTCCGTCCGCCCCCTCAACCGACACGGCGCATCGCACGACCATGTTGATCTTGACCGGCATGAAGGCGGGTCCGGCGCCGCTGAGGTCCATCACCAAGCCGGTGCCGTCGCTCCAATAGAGCCGGTACTGGTTGAGGTCGCGGACACGCAGCGACGCGACCACCCCGGCGTCGGCCCGGCGCTTGGCGTCGAGGTGGGGCTTGATCAGGCGGGACAGCGTGCCGGCCTGAAAGTCGCCGAACTCCTGCACGGAGGCGAGGTTGCGCACGCCACGGTCGTCGAGGAAGATCGGCTGACCCATGGCCTGCACCGACCATTCGATGGCGCCAGCCTCCTCGGTGATGATCTTCAGCTCGCCGTCGGCGTTGGCGCCGCTAAACACTGTGCCGTACAGCACCCCGATGCGGTTGCGGCCGAAGATCACCAGCGTGCCGGCATAGCCCGCGACATGGCCGGTGATGGTCTCGCCGATGGTGAGTTCTCCAGCGCCGCTCAGCACCGACCACGCATAGGGATCGCCCAGGCCGCTGAACTGGTCGGAGGCCTGGAAGCTGAGGAACAGATAATTGGCGTGCGCGGCGATGTGACTCGGCGCGTCCGGCGTCATGCCGGTCAGGATCGGCATGAACACCGCCCCGTCCCATTCGAACGCCGGGTTCACGCCATCGCAGCCATACATCCGAGCCGCACCCGCGAGACCCGTGAAATTGTAGGTGGTGAATTCGAAGCGCCCGCCCGGCAGCAGCGTGATCGCTGACGAGCCGCCGTTGGCGACGGCCTTCGTGACGCCACCCACCTTCAGCGCCTCGCCGATCACGAAGGCGCCGGTGATGGTGGCGAACGCCAGTTGGCCCACGGCCTCGTTGCCGGAGGTCCAGTCGCCGGAACGCACCGCCACCCGCGTGACCACGCCCGTGGCGCCGGAGGTTCCGCCCGTGACCGTCTGGCCTTCGGTGATGACGCCCGTGCCGGTGACGAACGTCACCCGGTTGCCGAGCGGGCAGGCCACCCAGCCCGCCGCCGTCGCCTTGTGCATCACACAGGCCGTGGCGCCTGCGTTGTCGCGGAAGGCGTAGAGGATGCCCTCGTGCTTCCAGACGCCCCGGATCGGGCCGGAACCGGGGACAGCCGCGATGTTGGCGCGCGCCGTCGCGATGGCGTCGCGCAGCCACGTCCGGTCGTCGGCGTCGTTGAAGGCGCCCCGCGCGGTCGCGGCGCCGACGGCGCTGCATTTGGTGATGCCAGCGACCTGGAGCGCCTCGTTGTCCTGGAAGGCGCCGGTCACGGCGGTGAGCACCAGATGGCCGACAGCGTCGCTGGCGCCGTAGCTCCCGCTCTCGACCACCCCATCGATCAGGGCGACGCCGACGGCGCCGCTGGTCGCGCCGGTGACGGTCGCGCCCTCGGCGATGACGGCGGAGCCCGCGTCGAAGGGCAGGACCCAATAGGTGGCGGAGGAGGGGAGGGGCCGCCCATCGGTGCGTTCGAAGCCAGCGATGCGGGTGTAGCCTTCGAGGCGGGGCTCGTAGTTCACACCGCCGATGGCCGCGCCGGGGTTGCGCTTGATCGGCGGTGTCACGAGATCGAGACCGCCGACCGTTTGGAAATGCTGGGTCTGCTGCGTCATGCCAGCGCCCCTCCAACAACGGTGATGGTCGGGAGCTGGTCGCGCTCAAGGTCGCCGAGCATGCGGCGGTAGTTCGTGGCGGCCGTGGCCATGGCGGTCGGCGCCTCGTCGAACTCGGCCAGCAGCAACAGCGCGCGCCATTTGATGATGTCGTGAAAGCGCTTTGGCAGGTTCGGCGTGTCGGTGTTGGTCGTCAGCAATTGCGGCGCCGTGCGGTATTCGCCACGCACTGTGTAGGCCGCCCTCGGGATCGGTCCCAGCAGCAGCGCGCCGTTTGGTTTCACCGCGCAGGCGATGGGCCGACCGATGGTCTGCGCCCCGCGACCGTAGCGACGCCGGTAGGCGTCCCAGCCTATAATGTCGATCTCGCCCTCGTCCGCGACGCCGACCGCCGGATCGTAGAGGGTGATGGAGCCGGGGCTTACGACCCATTCGGCCCAGTCGTCGAGCGACCAGGCGGCGGCGGTGTATTCGCCGACCCCGCCCGCCGCACCCCCCTCGAACTCCGCCCGCATCCACGCCCAAGCGCTGCGGCTGTTCTGGATGTCGGTCCAGGCCGTTGCGGTGAACAGCACGATCTTCGCCAGCCGACCTGTCTGGCCGGTCACGCTGGTCGGCTGGACGCCCGAGACGGTGCCGCTGTCGCGCGCCACGGACTGGCAGAGTTGCAGGAAGGTTGCCATCGCTGGAGCGTCCGATCAGGCGGCGGCGGGCATGGAGAGGATGCGCATCAAATACAGCGGCACCTCGCGGGACGTGATGGAGCCGTCCTCCTCCATGTTATAGAGGGTCTGCACGGCGTGCTGGAGCGCCTCGACGTAAGGGAGGCCGACGGCGCAGGGCTTGCCGCGCGGAATCAGCATCGACTTGCCGTTGACCGCCACGAAGACGTCGCGGTCGCCGCCGGGGCCTTCCTGGCGCTCGATCAGGATCGAGGCGCGCGGCCCGCGCTGATAGCTGCCGGGATCGACCGCGTGCGCCGGGGTGTCCGCCGCTGAAGCCTGCGACGCCGCGTCGCCGCCGACGCTGGCCGGGACGGTGATGTCGTCACGCTGGTAGCCGGTCGACATGATCTTGGCGATCAGCGTCTCGGTCTTGATGGCGGGGTTGGGGCCGAGCGACAGCCCGAGCACGATTTCGGCGAAATAGCGCAGTTGCGCGGCGGTGGCGTCGGCGAGTTTGACGGTCACATCGTTCGACATTGGGGGTGAAACCTCTCGAATGATCGGGATCAGGGCAGGATGCCAGCGGTGATCAACGCCGAACGGAGGGCGTTGACCTTGGCCGCGAGGTCCGCGAAGTTGTTGTTGATGGCCGCGCTCACGTCGCTGCCGTTCGTGGCGCCGACGGCCACCAGCGTGTCGTTCGCGGAACCCCCGGTGCTGTCGGTCAGGGCCGTGACGGTCGGCGCGCTGTGCAGGGTGCGCAGCAGGGTGTCCAGCGCGCGGCGATCACCGGCGTGGATTTTCGAGATGAGCTGGAGAGAGGCGGTCCGCGCGGCCATGGGCCATGCTCCTGTTCAAGCGGGCGAGGGGGCCGCCGCAACGGCCCGACCCAGGGTCTCAGCCGCGCTGGTTGCGCATGGCGATCCAGACGATCTTCTCGCCCGCCGCGTTGACGTCCGCGTCGGCCCCGATGGTGAAGCCCTCGCCCGCCGAAGCGCTGCCCGCGTAGACGCTGACGCCGTTCGCCGTGACGTAGGCGTGGCTCTTGTTCGCCGTGGTCGCGTTGTCGACGACGCGCAGGAACTTCATGCCGGCGGCGGCGGGCATGTCGCTGGTCCATTCGATGATGGGATCGAGATTCCCAGCGTCGGCGATGTTCATCACCTTCACGTAATCGGGCTGCCAGCCGAGGCTGACGTTGATGGCGGCGCCGGTGCCGGTCACAGCGCCGGTTCGCATGTTGCTGGCCATATCGGGGTGTCCTTGACGGAGGGAATGCGGCGGGCCGGTGCTGTCGGCCCGCACGGAAGGGGCCGATTAGAGGGCGGTGACAGCCACCTCCAGCCGCGACATCCAGTTCTGGTTCAGGATCACGGCGGTGAAGTACGTCTTCCACGAGACGTAGCCGCGCTGCCCCAACGGGTCGGACTTGTCCGGCTTGCCGGGGTTAAGGACCATGGGCGTGATGGCGCCCGCGCCCTTCAGCGGCACGGTGCCGAAGGCCTCCTTGCCGAAGAACAGGACCGGGTAGACGTCGGCGCTGGTCCCGGTGGTGGACACCATCGGCGTGCCCGACCCGGCATAGGCCCCACCGGCGTCGGTGAGAGGATTCAGTTCGGGCGACAGGACGTAGCGCACATCCTCGACGCTGCCGATCTCCTCCGGGCACACCGGCTTGCGGCTGCCGTATTCGGCGACGGGGGTGAAACCGGCCATGCCACGAATGTCCGATTCCAGATCGGTGTGGGCGACCGCGATGAAGCTCGCCTCGATGGGCTTGGTGCCGTAGTTCGGCGAGCCGTCCAGCACGGAGGTGATCTTCATCGCCTTCTGCGCCTTCAGGAAACGGGTCACAGCCCGCTGCTTGGACAGGCTGACCGGCGTGTTGACGGACGAGCGGCTGGAGCCGTTGGCGTAGAAGACGCTGGTGCCAGCCTTGATGACGCCATAGGTGATCATCTCGGTCGTCAGCGCCGCCTGCTCTCCGGCCAACTGCGAGGCGTCCTTCAGCACCGGATCCTCGGCGAGATCATCGATGACGTCGGTGATCTCAATCGGCTTGCCATACTGCTTGAGGGTGGCGGTCACGTCCTCGTAGCTCATCTTCTGGGCCGACGGCGTGACGCCTTCGACCAACGGCGTGGTGGCCGCGCCGAAGGGAATCGGACGCCGGAACTTGACCGTGTCCGCCTTGTTCTTCGGCATCGGCTTCGTCATGCCGAACTTTTGCAGCACGAGCACCGGCTCGGCGTGCTTCAGCATCTCGCTGGCGGCCCAGGCGGCGGTGCGCTGGTTGATGTCGCCGTAGGTGGTCTGACCGATGGCCATGGGGCGTTGCCCTGCGGTTAGCGGCCCTTGTTGGCGTAATACGCGAAGGCAGCTTCAAAGTCGTCGGGTGGACCGCCCGCCGGGCCTGCGCCTCGGCTGGTGATCGTCGCCCCTGACTCGAGCTGGCGTTGCCGACGGGCCGCGAGGTTCGCGGATGCGCCCGTCGCCGTGACGGCTGCGGGCGCGGAGGCTGCCGCCGTTGCTTGAGCGATCCCGGTCGCCTGCTTGAAGCGGGTGATGATGTCACCGGCCTCCGCCGCGTCCTGGATGGCCTCGCCGTTGCGCTGAATCGCTTCGACCACATAACGCGGCTGAGTGGACAGCCACGCCGTGAATTCGGGCCGGGCCGTCACCTTGTCCCAATCCGGGTGCATCTGAGCCAGGGCCTGCTCCTCGCGGTCCAGGGCCTGCTCGCGCTCCCGCTGGGTCTCCAGGGACTCCCGCCGGTCGAGGCGTTGTTGCGCTTCGTTGAGTTGCCGTTGCAACGACGAAATCTGCTTGAGGACGGGGCGTGCGACCTCGGGATATTCCTCTTGGAGCCGACGAATGTCGGCGTCGGAGGCGTCCGTCTGGTCCTGGCCTGTCGAACCGGCGGCCCCATGGAGGGCGGCCAACTGCTTTCGCAGGGTCTCGGTTTCGCGCTGGAGCGCCGCGACGCGGCCCCGGTTGGAGCGGCTGTCATGGTCCAGCGCGTGAAGCTTGGCTTGGGCGGCCTCGAAGGCGGCCCGTTGCTGCTCGCTTGCGCTGTTCCATATATCGTCGCCGTTCGCGATGTGTCCACCCCCTTGCGTTTGGACCTGCGCCGGAGCGGCTCCCCCTTCCGCTTCTCCGGGCGGCGGCGCGCCGTCGGTCCGCTCTCCGCCGGTCGCGTCGGATCGCTCGGACGGCGCCGCGCCATCCGAAACCGCGCCGGACGGGCTCCCGGCGAACTCCGCGAAGGCGGTCTCGAAGGAATCGCCCGCTCCGTCCGTCGTGGAGGCGGTCAACGGCTCGTCGGCAGGCGGGTGCGTGGCGGTCGTCATAGCCCATAGGTCTCCGTGTTGATCTCAATGGTGGGGCGCTCCTCGGTGAGGGCGAGCAGGCCTGACAGTTCCAGCAGTTGGCCCCGCAGAAGCTGCGTGCGGTCGTGCCCAGTGGCGGGGTTGTCGATTTCGGCGCGGATGGCGGCTCGGCGCGCGTCCGCCCATGCCGAGACCGCCGCCCAAGTGGCGGAATGCTTGTCGATGCCGGTCATGGGGCAAACCGCGTCCCGGAGGCGGGCTGAACGGGATGGACGGGCGCTCCGCCCAGACCGGGCGACGCCTGGCCGGGAACCGGCGCGCGGTCGCGGGCGGACTGCCGGTCCTTGAAGCCGACCTCGGCGGCGAAGATGCGCTCCTTGTGCTCCTGGTCGGCGGCCTGCATCTGGAGCTTCGACCGCATCTGCTCGACCGTGAGATTCTGCGCGGCGGCCAGCTTGGCGAGTTCGGTGTCGCGGTTGATCTGGGCGACCTGAAGCTTCGTCTGGGCGTCGATCTGGGCCTTTTGCATCGCCGCCTCGATCTTCTTCATCTCGATCTCGGCGCGAGGATCCTGCTGGCCGTCCTGTTGCGCCTGCTGCTGGCTTTGCTGATCCTTGGCGATTTCGTCGTCGGTCTTGATCAGCTCGTCGGCGGACAGCATGTGCGCCTGCACGGTCTTGCGGAGCATGGGCGCGGCCTTGACCAGCGGCCCCAGCACCGGATGCCCGGTGAACTGAAGGCACATGGTCATCAGGTTCTGCGCCTGCGCCTCGCGGACCAGCAGGACCGACGTGCCGCGCGCGTCCACCTCGAAGTCGCCCTTGACGCCGTCCTTCCGGTTGAACTGCATGTTCCAGTCATAGAGGCGCCGGATGTTCGGCGTCGTCACCTCGTCGTCCCAATCCTTGACCGCGTCGCGGAAGATGACGTTGGCGGCGTTCTGGAGCATCGACATGCCGTTGGCGGTCTGCGTCTGGTGCGCGCCCGCCTCGCCCTGGGAGATCAGAGGCAAGGACACCTCGTCGTCGATGAACTCCTTCGCCACCTTGATGATGTTCAGCAGCTCGGCCTGTCGGCTGTCGATGGCGTAGGTCTCGAAGACGGCCTTCAGACCAGCGGCGCCGGACGAGGCGTCGTTCCTGGCCCACCACAGCTTGCGCGGCTTCAGCTCCCATTTGCCGTCGGCTGGCTCGATGCGCTCCTTGTTGATGACGATCTGCGGCCCGGTCGACAGGCCGCCATTGTCCATCATCATCCGCCACGCCGCGTTCAGCGCCGACTGGGTGTCGCGCATCAGCGACGGCACACCCCGCCCCCAGAAGCTGCCCTTGTCGCGGGAGAAGCAGAAGGCCGAATAGATCGGGTCCTGGCTGTCGAGAACATGGATGCCGAACTTCAACACCTCGTTCTGGCAGAACCACACGACGATCTGCACCTCGTCGAGCGGGTCGATGTCGGCGTATTCGGACGCCACGTCGGCCCTCCCGTTGGCCGTGTAGAGACAGCAGAGCTGTTCGGCGGTCAGCGGCCCGTTGTATTCCCACACCGTGAACTTGCCCTCGACCGACACGGTGTCGCCGTCCGTGATCGAGCGGACCTGCGCCATCCAGGGCGGCGGCGCCTCGCGGGAATCCTCCTTCAGCAACCGGCGGATGGCGTCTTGCGAGAACCCCGGCTTCTTGGCCAGCCGCCGCAACTCGGTTTTCGACAGCAGATGCAGCTCGAAGAAATACTCGCATTCCTCGACCCGGTTCCCGTTGGGGTCGGGGTAGAAGCGCCATGGGTCAACGCGGGTGTATTTCGGTCGTGGATCCTGAACCTCGACCAGAGCGTCGATTTCGATCAGCGTGCCGTCCGGCCCCTGGGCTGGCACCTTCCCCCAGCTCCGCCGCGTCCGGCTGTCCACCACCGGCCCCTTCAGGATCCCGGTGCCGAGCTGGCAGGCGTCGTCGATGGCCTCGCGGGCGTGGATGCCGTAGCGGCTCTCGGTCAACTGGTCGTCGATCTCCGTCTGCATGGCCGAGGCTCGGCGCTGGGCGTCCTCCATCATGGCGCGGGCCTGCTCGCCCTCCTGCCGCCGCCGCTCGTCGGGGTGGTCGTTCGGCGTCTTGGCCACGTCGCTCAACTCGGGGACCGGCGTCGGTTGGATGCCCCAGTTGCGGTCGTCGGTCGGAAACAGCAGGTCGGACAGGCGGGCCTTCCAGGCGTTCGTCTTCGGCTTCGTCTGATTGACGAACAGACGCGACCGCTCGGCCTTGCGCAGCGCCGCTTCGGTGGTCGCGTCGTACCGGCCATGATACTGGCGGAGATCGTCGTACCAGCGATCTTCGACGGTCACGCGCTTGGTCACAGCGTCCTTCACCAGCCGTTCGAGGTCGCTGGCGATCTGGCGGGCGCGGTCCTGAAGCCGCAGTTCGGCGGTGGCGGCCTCCTGCCGAGCCTGCTCTTCCCCCATCGCGTCGGCGAGCGGCACGTCAATACCCGGCATGGGAATCTCCGACAATGTGATGCGTGATGGCGCCGCGCGCGTGGGCGGGCGCGGTGATGGCCAGCCCCAGGCCGGTGCGGATCAGATAGCGGGTGGCGTCCATCAGATGGTCGTTGGCCTTGACGATCTTGCCTTTCTCGTCCCGCCGGTAGAGCCGGTATTCCGCCCACCAGTTGAGGCAGGTGCGGAACACCTTCAGCCGCCCGGTGGCGAGCCGCATCCAAACGTCGTCGATTCCAGCGTCCACCGCGTTGTCGGCCTTGGTCAGTTTGAGGCCAAGGTCAAGGTAGTTCTGGAGGAGCTGCTCGCCGTCGCGCTGAGAACGGCCACGCGCGGCGGGGTCGATGGCGCCCGGCATCCAGTCGCCGCGCGCCCGGATCGCGGTCGCGTGGGTGGAGGGTTCGGCCTGGCCCCGGTAATGCTCGGCGTAGAGATAGAGGGTGTCGGTGTTGGTGTCGTGAGCGCCCCAGGCGGCGGCGGTGCGGTTCCAGCCCACGTCGAGGCCGTAGGCGCGCGGCCAATAGGCCGGGATCGCGAACGGCTCCACCATGATCTCGCTCTCGGCGACCGGATAGATGGCGCCGGCGCCGAGCGACGGAACGCCCTTGGACCGGGCGTCGCGCAGGTAGGGCTGCGTCGAGGCCAGCAGCTCGCGCTGGGTATCAGCGTCCAAATGCGGAACATCCGACCAGCCCGCCTGAACCAAATACCGGCTGGGAGTTATTTCGGGCATGGATCAACCGCCCATCCGCTTGAGGGCTTGGTGCAGCGTGTCGGCCTGCGGCGTGCCCACCGGATATTTCGGCGGAGACGTCAGCGGCGCGACGGGCGAGGCGCTGGACAGAGGGGGCGCGCTGGGCGACGGAAGGGGAACCGCCGACATCAGCGCGCCGTCCTGCGGGCAGCCGTCGAAGTGCGCCATGCCGGGCCGGGCGCCGCAGTCGCGGCAGGGCTGGAGCGCCATGTTCACGGACATGCGGTCAACCCTCCCCACGCACGACCACGGCCCACAGGGGCGCGGCGCTGACCAGCAGGAAGGCGCGGAACGGAATGGGCGCGCCCAGGAAGGTCGGGCGCGGCTCGGTGACGCGAAGCGCGGGCAAGGACTCCATGACGCTCCTCACATCTCGGAAAGCCGCATATCCTGCGGCAGGAACTGCATCACCACCTCGCTCATGCCTTCGAGCGGGGTGAAGGTGATCATCACGACGCCGCGCGTGGTGGCGGTGCGGATCAGGCATTCGCCGTAGACGTCCATCGGCGGCTCCTCGTCCAGCCAGATGACGTGCTGTTCGGTGCCCTCGAAGGACCCGCGCCCCTGCTGGTAGCTTTTGAAGCCCAGCACCGACCATCCGGCGGATTTGTGCTTGATGGGGATGGTGTCGACGAGATCCTGCACGCCCTGCTTCCAGGTCGGGCGACCGAGCTTGACGCCGGGAATGATGCCGGTGCCGGTGACGTTCTTTTCCGCGCCGCGCAGGATGTCGCCCAGCAGCTTGCCCTGCACGATGTCGCGGGTGGTTTCGTTGGTCTTGCCTGCGGCCCAGGCCCGCACCGGGTGGTGGAAGCGCTTGCCCTCCCACCAGTCGGGATAATCGCCGGTCAGGTGGCAGGTCATCTCGAAGCCGCCGCCGACCGTTTTTCCCACCCGGTTCGCGGCCATGAAGCAGCGCTCCCGATACCGCGCGCCGCTGGCGAAGAACTCCATGTGGCGCGGGTAGAGGTGGCGCGCGCGCGGCCCGTCCTCGGGGAACAGGGCGGCGAAGCCGATGCGCGACAGCCGATGCTCCCGCTCTTCCAGCATGGCGAGCAGGGCCTCGCGCTCCGCGCGCGGCATGGCGGCGATCTGTTGGGGCGTGAGGGCGGCCATCATTCGCCATGCCCTCCGTCACCACCGCCACCGGCGGCCAGCTTCGCGATGTGGTTGGCGATCTTGGCGTTCAGCTCGTCGTCCGACAGCGCGCCGTGGTCGATCTTGCCGGAATGCTCAATCGCCACGTTGTCCCGGAACTTCAGCGGGCGCTTGGCCTTCAGCATGAAGATCAGCAGCGTGTCGGAATACTCGCGGACGGTGCCGCACTTGGCCCCCTGATAGAAGACGGGCTTCAGGGTGCCGCTGCTGCCCCGGCGCAGGGCCTCGTCCTCCAAGGCGTCGATGCCGCGCTCGACCGCCTCGTCCCAAGCCTTGGCGAAGACCTCATCCCGTTCGCGCGCCTCGTAGGCGGTCTGCCGGGCATAGCGCGCGGTCTTGCAGGCGGCGGTGATGTTGCCGCCGTTCTCTTCGAGCGCCTTGAGGAAGGCCGCTCTTTTTTCTTCGGTACGTTCAGCACGGGTCGCCATGCCACGACCATGGATCGCAGGCGGCGGGGTGAGAAGAGGTTCGCAGGTGTGGCTGTTATGGTAAAAGTTGTGTATTTTTTCAGTCGTTGTTTTTTGCGTGCGGTTCGGTATTGAGAGCAATTAAAAAGCTGTGGGAAGATGATAAGAATGCCATATTCGCTGAAGATTTGGTTACGGTTTGCGGTTGAAATTGCCCTTCTTCCCATGGCCGCCATGGTCGCATGGGGGCGCAATCATCCCGCCGCCACGGTCGCCTTGGTGATCCTGGTTGTGGTCGCGGCCCTGTTGGGGCCGGGGCTGTGGTTCATTGGCGGCTGGGACCTGATCGGCGCCAACACCAGCCTTGCCTTGAAGGCCTTCAAAACCATCCAGGAGCCGGACAAACAGGTTGAAGCCTATGGCAAGCTGGTCGCGGCCATCGGACTGCTCGCGGCGGGGCCGGTTGGTTTGATTGGCGTGGCTCTGGCTTTCTGGCGCAGTTGGAACCAGCACCGAGACGGGATGACAGCGGCGCGTAAGCTGGACGCCGAAGCCTTCGCCAAGGCGGTCGAGCAACTGGGGCACGACACGTCATCCATCCGCATGGGTGCGGCGCTGGCCTTGGAGGCGTTGGGAAAATCTGCCCCGCGTCTTCTGTCTCAATCCATTGAAATCCTTTGCGCTTACGTCCGCGAGATACACCCGGCTTTACCCTCCGTCGAAACGGACGGGACAACTGCGCCCCCTCCCACAACACCGTTTCCCACGGACATTAAGTTGATTCTTGACGTCATTTGCCGTTTGAAAGAGCAGCGCTCCGCGAAAAAGATCATGGTTGACCTTTCACGAACGGATCTTGGAAAGGCTAACCTGTCTTGGGCCAATCTAAGTGGAGCCAATCTGAGTGGAGCCAATCTGAGTGAGGCAAGCCTGAGCGAGGCCAACTTGAGCGAGGCCTTCCTGATCAGAGCCAACCTGAGCAGGGCCTTCCTGGGCGAAGCCAACTTGAGTGGAGCCGCCCTGAACGGGACCAATCTAAGTGGAGCCAAATTGAGGAAGGCCAATCTGAGCGGAGCCTACCTGAGCGGAGCCGACCTGAGCGAAGCCGACCTGAGTAAGGCAAACCTGAGCGAGGCCTCCCTCACCAATACAACTTTTAAAGACACCATTCTCCCGGATGGCCGCAAATGGACTGGGACAGGCCTGCCTCCCTGACGTCATCCCACCTGAAACCGACCCGGCTGAACGTCGCCCAATCCCGCTCGAAGTACCGTGACGACACCGACCGGACGCCCATCGAGCATCCAGCTACCATGCCGCCCCGGCTTTACCCGACTCCCCAGCCCGTCGAGTGCCCGGTCGAGCGGCGACGGTTCTGCCCGACGGATCACGACAATGGTCCGCCGCGCCTCGGGCCGGGGATCGTTCGGTCGGCGCAAGCCCAGCCGCAGACGGCGCGCCTCGACCGCCCTCGGGCCAACGGCGTAGTGCGCGGCGATTTCCGCGTCGGTCAGCCGCTCGACCAGCACCAGCCGCTGCAAATGCTCGTCGCCGCAAGGCCACCCGGCGTGGTTCGGCAAGCCGATCCTGGCGCGCGAACAGGCCACCTGCCACGCCTCCAGCCCCCAATCCGCCGCGATCTGGGCGTCGGTCTGCTTGCGAACCAGCACCAGCATCGGCAACGCGCGGCGCAGGCCTTCGGGGACGCGGCGGCGGGGCTGCCGGGTGGAGGGCTGGGCGGCGTTCATGCGGCGGCGCTCCGTGGCGCGGCGGCGGCCACCACGACCTCGACCGCATCGACGCCCAGCGCGGCGCGCAGCTTGGCCTCCAACCGCTGGGCGACCCAATCGCGGTCCCGCCGGGTCGGGGCGACGATTGTGGCGACGCCGTCGGCGACGCTGACGACGCACGGCGCGATCCAGGCGGCGAATTCGACCGGCTCGAAATGCCCGGCGTAGGGCGGCGGCACGGTGGCGGGGGGCTTGCCGGGCGCGGAGGGCTTGACCGGCTTGGCGCCGCGGATGGCGGCGCGGACGTCGGCGTCGAGCACGGCGCGCAGAGAGCGGGGCTGGCTGGCCCCCTTGCCCTCCAGCCGCTGGAACTGGCGCTGGACCTCCTCGACCGCAGCGGCGGCGCTGTCGGCGGGCGACAGGCCGCGTTGGGTTCCGGTCTCGACCCAGGCGGCGAACAGCTCGTCGTCGGCGGGGCTGAACGGGCGGTCGGGTTCGTCGAACCAGCGCTCGAACGCGGCGGCGACGCCCCGCCGGATGGCGAGAACCCCATCGTTCGGATCGGCGCCCGGACCATCGGCCCCCAAATCCCCATCCCCCGGATCATCGGGCGGCGGGCGGGCCGCCTCACGGTTGCCGCCGCCTGCCAAGGATTCTTTTTTCTTTTCTCCCGTCCCGTCCCGTCCCGTCCTGTCGCGCACAACTGTTGGGACCACGTTACGAGGGTCGTTACGAACGTCGTCACGGTCAACGTGACGTTTATCGTAACGTGGTTCGTTCGCCGCATCGTGACGTTCATCGTCACGATCACCGTCACGTCCTTTTTTGCGCGCCTCCGTGGCCTTCTTCGTGCGGTCGTGACGTTTGGTCAGGGCCTCCCAAGCCCGCAACGCGTCTTCGGCGAGAACCTTGTGGTAGAGCCGCCCGTCGCTGCACAGGATGAAGCCCCGGAGGGCCATGTCCTTGATCTTGGCCCAGCGTTGCGGCGTCACCCCGGCGAAGCTCGCCAGGATGGCCGGGTTGTTCGGCAGGCTGGCCGCCGGGCGCTGCTGCCACGCCCGGCACCACAGCGTCACCGCCGCCTTGAATTCGTCGCCGCTGGAAAGCGCCAACAGTTCGGAGGACAGGACGCGCCGGGTGTCGAGCATGAAGCCATCAAGCTTCGCGATGTCGATCTCTGCGGGGACCAGCGGATCGGGGAGGGGTTCGGTGGCCATGATCTACTCCGCCGCCTTGGCTGGCTGATGAGAGGTAAACAGGTCGGCCCGGCGCGCCGCGCCCTGCTGAAGGGCTGCCCGTTCCAGCCGCAGGGCGGCGTCGGTCAGGCAGAGGTGGCGGGTCTGGTCGGTGGGTTGCTCGCGCAGCGCATCCGCCGCCAACCGGCGGAGATGCGACACGGCGAAGGCCACGCCCGGCCTGATGTCGGCGACGGCGCTCATGATGGTGATCCTTGGACGGGCCAATCGCTGTCCCGGTCGAACGCCTTGCGGCATGGCGGGATCCACCGCATCCGCGTGTCGGTCTGGCCGCGCGCCCAGACGATCCAGGCGTAGCTGGTCGCCGTGCTGGCCTTGCGGTCGAGCCGACCTTTGACCATCGGCACGCGCTCGACGAACTGCGCGACGACGGCGGGCGGGTGATCGGTGAATAGGCGGTGCCGCTCGACCGATTCCAAGAAGGCGGTGCGGACAAGCAGCGCGACGCCGCGCCGGACGAATGGGGCCTCCAGGGCGCGGCGGGCGAACTGGACGCCCAACCGGAACGGCGGGTTGGTCACGATCAGGTCAACGCCCTGCGTCTCGATGCACGGGCTTTCCGATCCGTGCAGGAGGAAGTCGGTGACGCGCTCCTGACCGGGCCAAATGTGGGAATAGTCGTGGACGTCGGAGGAATAGACCCGACGGAACCGTTCCTTGAGCGGGATCGCCATGGCGCCGATGCCGCAGGCTGGCTCCCAGACGCTCATGTCCTCGGTGGGGCCGAAGATTTCCCGGAGGACGTGCCAGCACAACGCCCGCGTCGCCCAGGGCGGCGTCGGGAAAAAATCCAGGCTGTCGTGCGGCTCGGCGCGTTGCGCCATCACGGCGTGTGAGCGGTTCTGGCTCATCCATACCTCCGCTGCATGTAGCCATGCGCCTTGGTGGCGGCCCGGTCGTTCAGCACATGCTGCACCCACCCGCGCTTGTAGCCCTTGATGGCCGCCACCCGGCGCAAATCCTCCTCCGTCTGGGCCAGCGGCAGGATGTCGACCAGCTTCATCCGGGCGATCATCTCGGCGGAAACGCCGCCGATGCTGGGCATGCTCGCCAGGGCGACCTCGGGCACGGCGGCCATCGGCGGCTTCGGATAGGCGCGGCTGCAATGCGGGCAGGCGCTCGGCCCCTTGGCGCAGACGAAGTGGCAATGGCGGCAGCGCCGCGTCGCGTTGACCGCCCGCTCCAACCCCTTCAGGCCGCCATCCAGCGACCACAGGCGGCGCTCGTCGGGCATGCCGTGCTTGGCGACGTTGCCCACCTGGTCGATGATGATGGCCTTGTCCTTGCCCTCGTAGGTTCGAAGGACACGCCCGACCTGCTGAAGATACAGGCCGGTGGATTCCGTCGGGCGCAGCAGGATGGCGGCCCCGACGATGGGAAGATCGGTGCCTTCGCTGATGATGTCGCAACTGGTCAGAACCGACAGTCGCCCGGACGCCAGATGCCGGATGGCCCGGTCGCGCTCCTGGACGCTCATCTCGCCATCGATGGACGCCGCCTCCCAACCTCCCGCCTGGAACTGCTGGGCGACATGGCGCGCGTGCTCCACCCCAGCGCAAAAGACGATGGCGGGAACGCCGCCGCAGATGCGGGCGTAATGGCGCACCGCCGGAAGCGTGAGTTCATCGGTGTCGACGGCCTTGGCGAGATCGGCGGCGACGTAATCGCCTCCGCGTTTCTTGACCTTGGAAAGGTCCAGCTTGGCGGGCGGGGCGAAGATGGCGGGCCGGGCCAGATAGCCGTCACGGATCAGCTCGGCGACGGTCGGTCCTTCGATGGCCTGCCGGAAATGCGCGCCCAAGCCTCGGCCGTCGTAGCGGAACGGCGTGGCGGTGACGCCCAGGCGGCGGGCCTTCACCATGGCGTCGAGAACCCGCTGCCACTTCGCGGCGACCACATGGTGCGCCTCGTCGATGATGGCCAGACGGACGCGGGCGAGGCGGTGGCGCAGTTGATCCAGCCGGGCGCCGAGGGTGTCCACGCTGGCGACCTGCACCAGGTCGTCGGTCAGCGGCTCGCCGGGCGCGATCAGCCCATGCGAAATGCCCATGGACAGCAGCCGGGCGCTCGCCTGCTTCAGCAGCTCGCGGCGATGGACGAGGATCCAAACCTCCCACCCCAGCCCGACCACGAATTCTGTGACCGCGACGAACACCGTCGTCTTGCCGCCAGCGGTCGGCAGCCCGTAGAGGGGATCGACGCCCCGTTGCAGGCACGCGAGGATCTCCGCAACGCCGCGATCCTGATAGGGGCGCAGAGTCGGGCGCTTGGGGACGTCAGACGCGAACAGCGAGGCTTGACCGGAAACAATGGCGCTCATGCGGCGGCCCTTTCCTTGGCGGCAAGGTGTCCGGCGTAATCGAGGAGGGCGAGCGCGTCGGCTTCGTCGTCGGTGGCGAACCGCCACCCGCGCGCCAGACATTCCGCCTGCACCCCTTCTTTGCCGGGACCGCCTCGTCCGCAGAATGATTTCTTGACGGTGGAGGGCTGGGCGTTGCGCACCCAGCGGATGCTGAACCGATGGGCCAGCATCAGGAAGACCGCCGCCAACCCGTTGAGCTTCAACACCGTGTCGGGGTTGGTCTCCTGGGGCAGGATCGGCTTTTCGATGATCATTCCGGTCGGCTGGTGTTCCGTCAGAAAGGCGCGGCCCCAGCGTTCGGCGGCGTCGGCGAACGCCCCGACCGAACAGCCGGGCGCGCCGAAGCGCACCCAGCCGGACATCGGTTGCGGCGGCTTCTGGACGCGGGCCTCGATGGGCAAGAGCGGTTGCAACGGCAACCGCCCCAACGCCCATCCGGTGTTCGTCGCCAAATCGAGGGCAAGGACGCCGCCAGCCATCATCGCCCCCGTCAGTGAACCGCAGCGGCGCCAGCCGCGTCGGATCCGTTGGCGCGACGACGGCCACGCTTCTTCGGCGCATCCTCCACCGGCGGGGAATCGTCGCCCACCGCCTCGTAAAGGTCGTCGGCGTCGCCCGCCGCCGCCCCTTGGGCGCGACCGCGCTCCCAGATCGCGTGGGACGGCGACGTCGCGGCGTGCGGGTTGGCCTCCGGCCCCTTTCCGTCACGGCCAGCCGCGCGGCCATTGGCGAAGGTGTAACCGGCGTTGTCCAGCTCCGGGCTGGCGGCGTCGGCGCCATCCTCGCCCCAATCCGCCTCAAGGGCGGCGGCGTCCGACGGGCCGGGCAGGTCCGGCGGAGAGGCGACGTCATAGGCGGGCTTGGGACCGTCCTCGTTCGCCGCGCCCTCGACGAGGTGATTGACGAGATCGCCCAACGATTGCGGGGCGTCATCGCCGCCGCCAGAGCGCTCCTCGATGGCGACCTCCAGCGGTGTGGCTGGCGGTTGCTCGTAGATGTCAGGCTCCGCCCCCCAGCGCTCCGCCATGAACCCGCGCATCTGGTCGAAGCTGCGCAGCTCGTCCTGCCGCTTGAGCGCGTCCATCTTGTCGAGACGGGCGATCTGCTTGGCCGCGCGCGGATGGATGCCCAGCGCGTCCGCCTGTTTCCAGGCCGAGGCGTGCTCGGTGTTGGCGTCGTTGAGATCCTGCCGCTTCGTGCTGACCTCGTCGAGGAAGCGGTGGAACTGATGGGCCTGAAGCCCTTTCGACCGCTCGCGGAGCTGCTCCGCTTTGCTGGACTTTCCGCCCGATGAACGTCTGCCTCGTGCCACGTGGGCCTCCTTGATGGGAAACAGGTTGGTGGGAAATCAGGGCGTCGGCTGGGCGTCCGGCGGAATCCGGTACGCCCGCCGCAGGTGCGGGCCGCAATAGGCGTGGCCCGGCGCCGACGGCGCGCCGCATTTGCAGGAATCGTCTGGCGTCGGCTCGCCCTCGATCCATTGGCAGACGCGCGGCGCCGGGATCGCTCGATGCAGATGGGTGACGCTCGCCGACCGGGTGGCCAAGGGCGGCGCGGGAATCGGCGTCATCACGCCATCTCCTGCGCCATGCTGGCCGCCACCCGCGTGATGGCGCGCTTTTCCAACTGCCGGATCCGCTCCTTGCTGAGACCCAACTCGGCGCCCATCGCCTCCAGCGTCGTGGGATCGTCGGCAAGCACGCGCCGACCTACGATCACTTGGTCGCGCTCCGGCAAAGCCTCGACCGCGCTGCGCAGCCGTCGCAGCAGGACCGCCCCGTCGTTGGCCTCCAGGAAGGCCGTCTCGGGATCAGGGCGATCATCCGCCAAGACATCGACGTGGCGGAGGTCGCCGTCTTCCGAGACCGGCGTGTCGAGCGACCAATCCCCGACGTCGAGCGCCGCCGCCAAGCGCTCAACCTCACCGACCGACACCCCGAAATGCGCGGCGAGAGCCTGGTTGACCGCGCCAACCGACGCTCCCGGCATGGCCGCCTCGATGCGTGAACGTTCCGCCCGCATGCGGAAGAACAGGGTCCGCGCGGCCGCCGTGGTCGCGAGACGAACCAAGCTCGTGTTGCGAAAGACGAACTCCTGCACCTCGGCGCGCACATACCACTGGGCGTAGGTGGCGAAACGGACGCCGTGCTTCGGATCGAAACGGTTGAGCGCCATCACCAGCCCGGAGCAACCGGCCTGGAACAGGTCATCAAGGGGCTGGCCGTAATGCCGGTAATTGGTCGCGGCCTTGACCGCCATGCGCATGTGCGACCGGATCACGCAGTCGATGGCGCGGCGGTCGCCGGACTGCGCGGCGGCGATCAGGCCCGGCTCCTCTTCGGCGGTCAGCAGGGCGGCGGCCATCGCGAGACGGGCCATGCGGCTGAGCGTGGGGTTGAGCATGGGTTAAGCCCTCCCGAATCGGGCGCGCAGGCGCCCGACGAAGCTGGTCGGATGGTCGCGGCGTTCGGCTTCGACGAGATCGGCGAAGATGCGGGCGGCCTGGAGCGCGCGCGCGCTGGGCGGGATGGCCGAGGCCGAGCGGTAAAGCGATTGGTCGCCGGTCCCGAGTTCGGCCAGCAGGGCCTCGCGCTCGCGCACCATGACGGCCATGCCGTCGTCGAGTTCGCGCAGCTTCCAGATGGCGTCCTGCCGGGCGGGATCGCCGCTGTCGTCAAACAGGTGGATGACGAACGCCAAGCCCCAGCGCTGCCGCATCTCCTCAAGATAGCGAGGCGCCGCCAGTTCGCCCTCGACCCACCGGCGCGCCGTCCGATCCGAGACGCCGAAAAGCTCGGCGACGATGGAGTGGATGGCCGACAACCGACGGGGGCGGCCTTGGCCGTCCACATCAAACTCGCGCAGGAGCCAAAGCCCCTGTCGCGCCCCGGCGCCGCGCTGCTTGGACAGCTTTTGGACAAGCCTTTCCGTGGATTGCGCACGCGCGTCGCGTAGCATCCGCAACATGATGTCACGTCCCCTCTATGCGATTGATGGCGATCACCAGCGCGGCGCGCGCGGCGGAAAGGTCGCGGGCGAGCATGCGTCTTCCGGCCCTTTGGCCGCCTTCTGGTGGTGGGGAGGCATTCAGGCGGCCTCCCCGGTGTGGGGGAGGGGGGCAACCTCCGGCGCCACGAAATCGGGGGGGATGACCCGCTCAATCGCCAGCAGCGTGGAGAGGCGCGGATCGCCGCTCAGCAGGTTGTTGACGGCGTGCCAGTTCAGGCCCGCCGCTTCCGCGACCTTGGCCCGGTTGACGCCCGGCGCCTGGAGATAGGAGCGAGCGCGATGGATGCCTTGGGAGATCGTCATGGGCTGATATTCGCGCTAAAGCACGAATACGGTCAAGCTCCAAATACGTGCAACAGCACGGTCGCGCAGAAGCGCGAAATGAGCGAAATTTGCTCAATGAATCTGGAAGAGCAGGATCGTGAGCGGCGGCGCGAGGCGTTGCGCGCTTTTTTTGATGCGAACAAGCCGTTCGGCTTGAAGAGCGTCAATCGTTGGGCGACCCGATCAGGGATTGGCGAGGCCACGTTACGGCAAATATTGGATGGCACTCGTCCCAAGAACATGCGCGCAGATACGTATGAGAAATTGGCGCGAGGAGCCGGAGAACTCCTTAGCCGGGAGGTCCGTTTGTCTGAGTTGATTGGGACAAACGCCGAACTAGACGAAAAGGCATCAAAACTTCTCAGCCGCCTGACGCTTGACCAGATGGAGAAGGCGGTTGCGTTCCTTGAAAGCCTTGTCCCTCCATCAAGTCAAGATGGTGAGTCAAATCATTAAGCACCCCCTGGCGCTTTTCTAACGGTAGTTGACCCCAAAGACTCCAGAATCGTTCTTCCAGAACCGCCCGCGAATCGCTCATCATTGTCCTCAGCGCATTTGTTTCCGACCATTCCAGCACACCCACACACCTCGCGCCGCTCCGCCCGACGCAATTTTCTCGCGGGTTGACGCTATCCGATCCGCCCGGCTCCCATGCCTTGTTGCGGCTGGCTCCCAATCCCCCTCCCTTCTGAGTGCACGCGGGAATAATTCGATTGCTCCAATCGGCTCGCCATTCAATTGTATGAAGGAAGGGTCACGCGGAAAAGCGAAACCGCAGACCGAAATCGGTCATTCCAGCAAGAATAATTGCGTCGAATCGTAACGTAATTATTACAATATCGCCATCTAATGAACGGATGCTAACAGATCAGCAATTTAACACCGTAACATCGTGTCCGCTCCTGTCTCACATTGCGGGCGCGTGTTTGTGGAAATTGGTCGAAAGCGCGCATGTGCAGCATTTTGCCGCGCGACAATTGATCGTGCGCGAAGGCGAGCCAAGCGACGCCCTTTACATTATCGCAACAGGAAGCGTGCTGGTGACGTCGCGGGACGTCCGCCTCGCCCTGCTGGAATGGCCCGCGCCGATTGGTGATCTGGGGGTTTTCGCTGACCGACCACGGACAGCGACCGCCATCGCTGAAACCGATTGCACCTTGTTGCGCATCGCGACGCCCGACCTTCTGGGCGCGTTCGAGCTCACGCCAGAGGCTTGGCGGGGCATCGCGCTCTGGTTCGCCGAATTCGCCTACGCCAAGGCTGTTGATGAAAAGGTTCGGACGCACGACCTGCGCGCGCAGCTCGCCCGGCTGCTGCTCGCGCGCGCCGACCCAACCACCGGCGCGGTGCCGCTAACCCAAATCGAACTGGCTGAGATTCTAGCCGTCCAGCGCTCGACGATCCAGCGCCACCTTGACGCGTTTCGCGTCGCGGGCCTGATCGCCAAAGCAGGTCGAGTGGCGATCTTGGATCGGGAAGGTCTGACTCGCGAGGGGCTACTTTGACGCGAAAATGCGCTTGCGTCGCGGCGGTTGCTCCAGCGATGATTTTTTCGACACCAACGGGAGTTGCGCGCGTGGAAAACGGTGACTTATCGCGGCTTGGCTGGAATCTCGGACCGGACGACAGGAATCTGAAAGTGCTGTCGGCTTTGCTCGGATATGTGCAGGCCGGACTATCGGGCGCCGATGCGGACATTTTCGATTTTTGCGAAGAACAAGTGCGCAACGCGATTGATGCCGCCATTGCTGACGAAGCGATCCCGTCGTACTTTCAGGATCGCTTCACGGAGGTCATCCAGACTGTGGAATTGATGCACGCAGAGCGCCAATTCGGGGCGGCGTCCGTCGCCTTTGCGCAATCCGCCGACGATCTGCCTGCCGACGCCCGGCCCAGCCTGATCGACGCCGCGTTGCGGGCTGGAGCCGCGACGCCCGAAATTGCGCGCTCGATCTGTGCGGCGGTCCTGTCGGTGGCGCGGGCGCGATGACGGCGACGCTGATCCTGCCGTCGGCAGCGTCGCTTGCACCCCGGAGGCTGGAAATCCCGGCCTTTGTTCGGCGGTTGGGCGACCCGCCGCCCAAACCGCCGCAGGCCGTCACGGTCACGATCCACCGGCAGCCGGTTGGCGTGGCCGCCGACCACCAAACGGCGCTGCTGGAGCGGTGGCAGGCCATCAAGGCAGCCCCTCCGGTCACGCTCGCGCGCGATCTTGCCGACGCCGGGCTGTTGCGGCATTGCGGGTATTTTGACGCCACCCCCGGCGGGCCGCTGACCTGTCGGCGCTTTGCTGACGCCACCGTCCGCGCCTTAGGTGTCGGATGGGCGCGGTCCATGCTGGGCAAACCGGACCATGCCGACCCGCACAGCGAGTATTCGGTCAGTTTGGCCGACCATTACCAGGAGGCGATAGAGGGCGGCGAGCCAGTTTACAACCATCTGGTTATCCACGGACTCGCCAGCCCAATCGTCTACAGCCACCTCCTGATGGGCTGGGTTTCGCCGGGCGGCCAGCGGGCGTTGCTGACCGTCATCGACTGGCCCGGTTAGGCGGCGACCGCCGCTTCATCGACCGCCAGCGCCGCCAGATCGCCGAAGAAATGCGACCGGCTGAACAGGACGAAGTGCATCGGCAGCAAGCCAACCCCCGCCTGATTGAAGGTGATCGTCGGAGCCGGATCCATGTGCCGAATCCCCATGCGCTCGGGCGACCACACCGGCACGATGTCGGGATCCACAACCGAAATCATCGCGTCAGGCTGCCACAGCAGCCACGACGCCAGCTTGTTCGCCCGTTGCGCCGTCCGAAACAGGCCGCGCTTTCCCGCCCCTGGTTTGGTCCAGCCCGCGTTGGTCCACACGATCCGCCCGCGCAGGCCAAGGGCTGTCTCCGACGTCACGTCGCAAAACTCGCCCGCCGGGGCTTGTTGCTGAGGATCGTCGTAGAACACCGACAGGTCGGCGAACCGCTGGCCTATCGACCGCTCCCGGCAATCGTAGAGCAAGCCCGCCTGGACCGTCACCGTCTCACCCTCGGCGTTGCGTCCGTCGATCCAGTAGGCGTTGCTGGGGTTCAGGCTGCGGTGCCGGATGGACGCCGCCGGAAGGATCTCATCCCACGTCCCGGCGGCGCGCGCGCGATCATTGACCGCGAGCAACCCTTCCATGCGCGGGTTGACCCACAGCGTGACGCCCGCCGATTCAGCCAGGGCGCACAGGTGATCGCGCGCGGTCAGCAGCAGGCCGCGCAGGGGGCCGACCGGGACGGGCAGATCGGCCAGGCGGGCAGGGGCGTTGAGCGTAAAGGGGTGCATTCATGTCTCCATGCGTTGCGCGACCCAAAGGCGGGGCGCTGACGCATGGTGACGTGAAGGATTTTATGAAAAACAACGGATAAATGGCGGAGGATTCTGCGCGTGGGAGCCAGCCTCGACCGTGTAGCCGGGCTGCGCGGTGCCGACCTCGTCGATAGCCCCGCCGCCGCGCAACGCCAGTAATCGCCCATCAAGGCCTCGCCTTGTCGGCAGTCTGCCGCGCTTCCTTCAACGCCTTTCCGTCGTATTCGAGATCCGCTCCTGGAAGCTTCAACTTCAACCCCGATGCCCGCCCAAGGAGCGCAGAAGCCAGGTAGTCGGCCGGGTGCATGTCCGCCGCCTCGTCCTTTTCGGAGCGCGAGAAGAGGTTGCGGGAGATGCTTTCGATCAGGTGATCTGGCATAGGGGCCTGTTGTTCCTGCCGCCACTCAAGCGCCGTCTCGACCACCCAGCTCGCACGATCAACGTCGAGTTCGAACTGCTTTAACTGAAACTCCGCTTCCGAGTGCCGCTCGAACCACCGATTCATCCAGCGCAGGTACCAAGTCAGTAGGCCAAGGAAAGCAACGGTCAGGCCAAGTGGCTTCAAGGCCAGGACGACCACCTCGGTTGCTCCTATGGCTTTGTCCCGTGCTGCCGCTTCCGACACCATGTGGTTGATATCTGCGCTGAAATAGTATGTAGCGGCTCCCAATACAGCTAAGCCGATCCAAGTTAATACATGAATTGGTAGTCGGAGTGTGCGAGTTCCGGCTGTTAGCCTAAAGGTTGTTGCGTGGTCTTCAATACGCTTCTTCAGGTCAGAGCGAATTTGGCGTCGAGCATGCGTGTTGTCTCGGTCATCCAACGCTTTGCGGCGCGCTTCGAGTTCGAGTTCGGAGGCTTCAAGTCGCTCCGTTCTTGACCTATGCTGTTCTTCGAGGTTTTCTCTTGCTATCCGAAATTCGTCCTCGATTTTCGCGCGCGCCTCAACCAAGCGCTCTCCGACACTTGATAAGCTGTCTTCAAGTTTGGCAAGTATCAACTGATGCGAAGATATAACGCTTTCAAAGGCTTTAGGATCATTAAACAAAAATGAAGCATGCTTTTTCTTTGCTTCGAAATGTTTATAAATAAGAGAATTAAGATTAACAATTTGATCTTGGTTGGGCCTCCAGCTGTTACTGGAGTAAGAATTTCTCCCAATGCTGATATGATCAAATGCTATATTTGGCTGTTGTTCTCTAGATCCTCTCCCAAATTTAATTGTATATTCGTTAATTATTATAGACGCAGATATGATAGAAAAATGATCTGGCCTCGCAACGGACTCTGAAATTTTAGATGATTTGTTAAACGTATAGCTAGAGTGCGATCCCAATATAGAATATTGGAAATCAGGCAACTCGAATACATCTATGACCTCAACAAAAAAGTTTATAATTTCTTTATTTGATGCCTTTGGTATTGTGAAATCTTCCAATGACATGACGCACCCCTCCAGCGAACAGAATGTTTTGTCATATTTTAACTATATGATTATGAAATTCTGATTTTCGGGCTCTTCATTTGTAGCTCCGTCTGGCATCCCGACCCATCACCCATCACAAACTCCCCAAGATCGCCCGCCGCCGCTCGTCGTGTTCCTGCTGGGTGATGACCTTGCGGTCGAGCAAATCCTTGATGGCGGCGAGACGGGATTCGATGGATGGCGTGGTGGGCGGAGTTCGGGGAGGGCCAACCGCTGCGGGATCTGGTTTTTTCGTTTCTGGAATTAAGTCATCGAACAACTCACCATCATCGACCGGCCTGCCAAACTTCGAGAAATCAAGCGGCTTCAACCCAGTGGTGTCGAGCACGGAATCGGCCCCCGGCGCACTCGCGCGAGGTGCCGGTTGATCTTCAGAGGGAAACAACACGGGAAGGAGCTTCGCTTCAGCCCGACGGGCGGGAACGTCGGCCCCTTCTGACCTGATAGACAGTTGGAGATAACCGCCCCCCAATCGGGGAACGATCACGTAGAACAGGTTGATCGGTGAGGCTCCTTTGCGGCGGCAGACGGAATAGACCCGCTTCATCCCTTTTTCGGTTCCGGTCAGCCCGGTGAGGAATTCCCCGCCGCAAACCGTTGCGTCTTCGCTGGTGATGGACGCCGCCAGTTCATCAATGGAGCGCTTTTCAGAGGCGTTGCTTACCTCAACCAGACCAAACACCCCGTCGCCCGCCCATGCGGCGTCGCCCGGTCGCCCGGCTGTTTTTTTCGCGTCATCCGCAGAGACCAAGCGAAATCCGGGAATGCCCGCCGGGGCGATTGTCCCAGCGACGGCGCTCATCGCTTCGGCGCGTCGCTCGGATGTCGTTAGAGGTTTGGGGGCCTGGGCAGTGATAAAAGTATCTGGCCCTCGGTATCTCCCCTTCAGTCTGGCGCAATCTTGCAGCGCGTCCAAGCTCTGCGATGTTCTTGTTAATAAAAACCGCCGCTCTTTTCCACCAACAGAAATCACCAGTTCACGTCCAAGTCGCAAACGCCCAATAAAATTTTCAGAGTTTGGTATTCTAAACCTTACTTGTGTTTTGCTTATAGCGGTCGCCACCGATTCGACCGGCGCGAATCCATCAATCCAGTAGGTGGTATTGAATTCAGCGGCCTCTTTCAATGACCATGCAGGGTCGGCAAGTCCAATGTCCCAGACGGAATCGTCATAGATCACGAAAAGCAACGATGTCCCGCTTTTGTAGCGGGCAGAAATGGCGCAGTGGCTGAACGCTCCATCGCGGTAGTAGGAACCGCCATCCCACCCCGCCACGGAAAAACTGTCCGCCGCAGACGCGCCCGAGACCAACAAAGCCGTGCATCCCAAGAGAAAACCAAGCTTCATCATCGCCTCCGCGCCTTACCGGCAATTCAACCCATAGCAGGGCGTCCGCTGCTGGCCGCCATAGGGGGTGGTCGGCGCTGAGGGCGTGACGTAGGGATTCACCGTCCCGGCTTGCCCCGTGTAGGGATTGATGTTCCCGCGCGTCGAATAATTGTCAAACGGGTTGTTGTTTGGCGCGGTCTGGTAATGTGGCGCGACATAGGTTCCATCACGGCGCCCATAGCCGTTGACATAAGTGTCCGCAATCGCCGCTTGGCTGAACAAAGTGGCAGCTGTGATGGCGATCCATACCCGCATCATCCCCTCCGATAACTGAAGCGCGATCCAAATCGGCTTTGTGCAACCGAAGTATGAGCGGGCGGCGATAAAAACGCATTCGTGCAATAGCGCGAATTATCCCCTTGACGAAACTCGTGCAATAGCGCGAATATGATCCCGCCAAACGCACCCCCGAGGCCACCATGCCGAACGCCCCCGACACCACCATCCTCGAAACCCTCCGCGTCGAGTGCCAAGCCACCCCCGAACGCGAGGCTTATTGGGCGGAGCGGCGGCGTCACGCCCAGCTCGCGACCCTGGAAGACCGCATGTCCGTGAACGTCGGCGCCGCCATCCTGGTCGCGGAGCCGCAGCCCACGGGCGAGGTCGCGCTGTTCATCAAGCGCGGCGACGGCACGCTCTTCTCCAAGCGCCGCCTCGCCAGCCTGCCCGAAGAGGCCTTGAACCTGATCGACGCCGCAAAGGCCGCGCATTTTGACACGCCGGATCGCGCCGACGCATGGCTGTGGGGCCGGTGGATGGATGAACTGTCCGCCACCGTCAACCGCTTGGCCGCCTGAGCTTCGCGGCCCCGCGCCGCGTCCACCCGCCCCGTGGGGCGTTTCCTCCCGAAACTTGCCGCCGGGTTCACCCCCGGCCCGGCGGCATCATTTCCAGCCCCTTACCCTCACGGGTGGGGCTTGAGGCGTTAGAGGGAACCGCGACAAGTCAGCCGGGCCGGGAAAACTGCACAGGCAGGACCAAGGCGCGGCCCGTGGTCGGCGTCGGCGCCTGAGATGGATGGCCGGTTCCCTCGCCCCATTCCAGCGAACGAGGAACCCCTCATGCGCAAGCCCAAAACGCTTTCTCAGATCCAGGCGCAGGTCGAGGCCTGGAATTCCAAGCACGGCATCGGCGCCGACGTCACCGTCCGCCTGGATGACGGTCGTCTCGTCACCACGAAAGCGGCCAGCGACGCCTATGTGCTCGGCGGCCATAGCCCGGTGCTTTTCCTGGTCGGCGTCCGGGGCTGCTACGCGCTGGACCGCGTGACGCCCGTTCAGGCCGCCGCCCGCGCCGCCTGATGGACGCCCGCCGAGAAGAGGACGCGCTGGACCTGCGTCGGCTGCGGAGCAGCATCGGCGCGGTGATCGGCGAAGCCGTGGATGTGGCCGGTCAAGACGGACGCCTCTTCCCGGCGCTGAAGCCCTCCATCGCCGCGCTGCGCGACGCCGTGGCCGATCTGGAAAGCGACATCGACGGGCTGCTCGCCGACATCGACCCGGACGCTGAATTTGAATCGCCGACCCGGCGCGCGCCGACGGCTGCGGAGTGAGGAACCATGCCCACCCCCCTGAACACCGACGTCACCGGGCGTGACGATTGGGAGGTCGTCTCCTACAGCATCGCGACCATCACCGGCTCACAACGCGTCGATGGCGTTGTCCGCCAGCATTTTGGGATTCACCGCGCTGATCCGACTTGCTGGGTTCTGACGCACCTGCCCACCGGCGCGATGCTCGGGCGCAGCGAGACGCAGTCCGCCGCCGTCCGCGTGGTCAGCCTGATCGAGGGGCTGATCGACTGGGGCTTTTCCGACATCTCCGGCCTTGCCCGGCAGGATCATCGCCCCGTCCACGCCGCGCTGTTGGGCAGCGGCCTGACCATCCCGAACGACGGACGACCGACATGGGCCTCAAGCCGCGTCCAGGGTCACGCCTGACCATGGCGACCTACACCCTGACCGAATCCGACGACAGCGCCCTCGGCACGATCATCCATCGCGACGGCAAGGCCCTGCTGATCACCGGCCTCTCGTCCGACCACCCCGAGCATCACAACCGGCTCGCCCGCTTCATCGTGGGCGTGCTGGAGAGCGCCCCGACATCGACAACGCCATCGCCGCCCTGGAAGAGGGCTGGAACGAGGAGAACCGCGCATGAAAACCCTTCTGTTCTACGACACCGAGACCACGGGTTTCCCGAACTGGGGCCTGCCCTCGGAGGATCCGGCGCAGCCGCACATCACCCAGATCGCCGCGCTGCTGACCGACGAAGCGGGCAACAAGCTGGCCAGCCTTGACCTGCTGGTGCGCCCCGACGGCTGGACCATCCCGGATGACCTCCAGGCCCTGACCGGCATCACCATGGAGCGGGCCGAACAGGGGGGGGTGGCCGAGCCGGTCGCGCTCTCCGCCTTCGCCGCTCTGTGGCGCCGGGCGTCCGTCCGCATCGCCCACAACGAGAGCTTCGACGCGCGGATCCTGCGGATCGGCCTCAAGCGGTTCGGCGGCATTTGCGACCCCGACGATTGGAAGGCTGGCCCCGCCGCCTGCACCCAAATCCTGTCCACGCCCATCGTGAAGCTGCCGCCCACGGAGAAGATGGTCGCCGCCGGGCGCGGTCGGTCGCACAAGCCGCCCAAGCTGGCCGAGGCCTACCAGTTCTTCACCGGCAAGCCGCTGTCCGGCGCGCACAACGCCATGATCGACGTCATGGGCGTCAAGGCGGTGTGGTTCGCGATCCAGGGCGACGCGGTGAAGGAACCGTCGCCCTACGCGACCTCGCTGGCGGAGGCGGTGTGAGATGAACGCCCCCACCTACGCCTCCGTCCTCGTCCGCTCTTCATCCCTGTCGGGCTACCCGGACTGCCCGCGCCGCGCCGCCACCAAGCTCTTTCCGCGCGAAATCGAAGCCGCTGGCTACACGCTGCGCAGCTTGCCGTCCAACGTCGGCGCCGCCGTCGGCACGGGCGTGCACGCCGCCGCCGCGATGATCCTCAAGGAGAAGGCCGCGAACGGCAATCTGCCGCCGCTCAACGTGGCGACCGACGCCGCCGTCGAGGAGCTGCGCAACGCCGTCAATCAAGGCATCACCTGGGACAAGGAGACGCCTGTCCTGAACGAGGCGGAATTGCAGGTCGCCCGCATGGTGCAGGTCTACCGCCATCAGGTCGCTCCCATGGTCGATCCGTTGATCGTCGAAGAGCGGCTGGAGGCGCAGGTCTCGCCCGCCATCGTCCTCACGGGCCAATCCGACGTGATCGCCCGCGAGCCGGGCCGGGTGCGCGACCTGAAGGGCGGCAAGGTCATGGGCATGCACGCCCCCCAGATCGGCAGCTACAGCCTGCTCGCCCGCTCCAACGCCATCGACGTCACCGACGCCGTGGTCGATTGGATTCCGCGCGTGCCGCTGAAGAAGCCGCAGCCGGACGCTGTGACCTACCGCTACGACGTCTCCATCGCCGAGACCGCTGCTGTGAACGTGCTGCGCCACATCGAGAGCGATCTGGCCACCTTCCGCAGCGGCGACATGGAGCGTCACCTCCTGCCCGGCGATCCCTGGGCGTTCGTCGCCAACCCGTCTTCCAAACTCTGCTCCGCAAAGTGGTGCCCCGCCCACGGGACCGACTTCTGCCGCGAGCACGCCGCCGTCGAGGAGTGAATCACACCATGGCCGCCACCGAACAACAGGAACGCCCGCCGCTCGCCTCCGCCCGCGCGCCCGAAGACATCCGCCGCGCCGGTAAACTGGTCGCCAAGCAGGCGGGCGGCGGCACCGTCGCCAGCTTCTTCAACGCCAACAAGGAGACGCTGAAGGCCCTGCTTCCGGCCCACATGACGCCCGAGCGCATGATGAAGATCGCGCTCGGCGCGCTGCGCACCACGCCCAAACTGATGGACTGCACCATCGAGAGCCTGTTCGGTTCGGTCGTCGTCTGCGCCCAGATGGGCTTGGAGCCGAACACGCCGCAGGGTCACATCTACCTGATCCCCTTCGAGAACCGTCGCAAGCAGACGACCGAGGTGCAGATCATCGTCGGCTACAAGGGCCTGATCGATCTGGCGCGCCGATCCGGCCAGATCGAAAGCCTGTCCGCTCGCGTGGTGCATGAGCGCGACGAGTTCGACATTGATTACGGCACCGCCGACCAGATCGTGCACAAGCCGTTTCTGCGCGGCGACCGGGGGAAAATCACCGGCTTCTATGCCGTCGCCAAACTGAAGGGCGGCGGGGTGCAGTTCGAATTCATGTCGGTCGCCGAAATCAACGCCGTCCGCGACGGGTCGCAGGGCTACCAAACCGCCAACCGCTACAACAAGACCAACACGCCCTGGATCAGCAACTACGAGGAGATGGGCAAGAAGACGGTCATCCGCCGTTTGACGAAATATCTGCCGAGTTCCATCGAACTGGCGAGCGCCGTCGCGCTCGACGGTCGGGCCGAGGGGGGTGAAACCCAGGGCCTCGACCGGGTGCTCGATGGCGATTTCACCGTCTTGCCCAGCGGAGAAGATGGCGAGTCCGACGAGGGTGATAGCCCCGAGGGTTCTGAGGTTGACGACGAATCCGCGCCGCAGAATCCCGCGACCACCAAGCCGAAGGCGGACCCCAAGCCCGCCGCCAAGCCCAAGCCCGAACCCAAACAGGCGCAGACCGCCACCCCCTACGATCCCGACACCGGCGTGGTGATCGAGGGCGAAACGGCGCAGGCCCAGCGCGCCGCCCCGGCGTCGCCCGCCAGCGACGACGATGACGAAGACCTTTTCGCCGCCACCTGACCACCCGCCCACCGGAGGATTCCCCCATGCAGATCAAGATCCGTGATTTCCAGGCGATCGAACGCGCCGACATCCTGCTCGGCGGGCTGGTGCTCGTCACCGGCAAGAACGCGCAGGGCAAGTCGAGCGTGCTGAAGGCGACCGCCGCCGCGCTGACCGGCCAGCTTCAGTTCGGTCTCGCCAAGAAGGACGCCAAGGCTCTCGTGCGCAACGGCGCTTCGACCGCCACCGCCTCTTTCCACCAGGGCGCCGATTCCAGCGTCATGACGCTGTGGCCGAAATGCGAGCGCTCGACCACCGGGCAACCGCTGTCCCTGTCGCCCATCGCCGCCGGGCTGGAGAGCCTGCTCGACCTGTCGGCGAAGGACCGCGCCAAGCTGTTGGGCGACCTGCTGAAGACGGCCCCCGACCGCGACGACTTCGTGTCCGCCTGCACCGACGTCAGCATCGCCGAGGAGATTGCCGTCAAGGTCTGGGACGACATCGAGGCGAAGGGGTGGGACGCCAAGGCCGCCGACATCGCCGACAAGGGCGCGCGCCTCAAGGCGCAGTGGGAAGCCGCTGCGGGGACCAAGTTCGGGGCCGAGAAGGTCAAGACATGGCGGCCCGAGGGCTGGACCGAGGATCTCGCCGACGCGTCGGCGGATGACCTGTCCGCCGAACTCAGCGAGGCCAAGCAGACGTTGGAACGCGCCGTCGCCGCCCAGGCGGTCGGACAGGCGGAACTCGACCGGCTCGCCGCCGCCTGCGCCGACATCGACGAATTGAAGGAGCGGTCCATCGAAGCGCGGACGACCGCGACCAAGCTGACCGCCGCCCACAACGAGGCTCAGCGTGAGCGCGACGCCCTGCCGCCCGCCGCCCAGGCCGCAGGACTGACCTGCCCCTGCTGCGACGCCGCCCTCCAACTGTCCCACCGCACGGGGGCCAACCAGCATCTGGTGAAGGCCGACGTGATCGGCGCCGACGAGTTGAAGCGCCGCCGCGACGCCATCGCGTCCGCCGACGGCAAACTCTCGCGGTTGAAGGGCGAGCACGACGCCGCCGAGCGGGCCGCGACCATGGCCCAGAGCGCCTATCAGGATGCCCAAAAGGCCGAACGCCAGTTGGCGGAGGCGCGGGAAAAGGCGACCAGCGGCGACGCTGGCGATGACGTCGCCACGATCCGCGCCCGCGTCGCCACCGCCGAGACGCGGCTCAAGGCGCTGACCGCCAAGGACGAGGCCGACCGCGTCGCGAAGCTGCTGACCGTCAATCTCGCCATGCAGGCGATCATGGCCCCGACCGGCCTGAAGAAGACGAAACTGGTCAAGGTGCTGGACACCTTCAACGGCGGGCCGCTGCGCTCCCTGTGCGAGGCCGCTGGCTGGCGTGATGTGCGGATCGAGGCGGACATGGGCGTCACCCACGACGGACGCCCCTACGAGCAGTTGGCCGGGCTGGGGCCGCAGCTCTCCTCCGACCAATACCGGGTTTACGCCACGCTCCAGGTGGCGCTCGCCCAGGTGCAGGGCTGCGGGATGGTCATCCTCGACGGCGCCGACGTGCTCGACCAAAAGGGCCGGGGCGGCTTGCTGAAGATGCTGCGCGTCGTCGGCATTGACGCGCTGATCGGCATGACCTTTTCCGCGCCCGACGTCGTGCCGGACCTGGAGGTGCGCGGCATGGGCCGAGCCTACTGGATCGACGGCGGCATCGCCCGCCCGCTCGGCGAGGCGCTGGCTGCAAAGAGCCGGAAGGAGGCCGCGTGATGGCCAGGGGAAGCCGCAGCAGCCTGCGCCGCCGGGAGCGGCGCACCGTGATCGAAACGAAGACGGCGGGACTCGGCGCCCGTGACGCCCTCGACATGGCCGACGCCCTCGATCTGCCGGACGGCGCGGCCTTCGCCTATGCGATGGAGGTGTCTGGCCTGGACCATGACGACTTCTTCGGCCAATTGGCGATGGGGAGGGGATGACCATGGCTGACAACGCGATGACGCACGAGCGCCGCCTTTATCGGGCCGACCCTCGCGGCATAGGTCTGTCCCGGGGCGCCTGCATGGTCTGCGGCGGTGTCGCTGACGATCTGCGCCACGACTGCGCTTTCTTCGTTCCCTCCCGCGAAACCGGCGAGGCCATCGTCGCGCTGTTCCAACAAGGCGCCAAGCTCGACTACCGCCCCTTCGAACCGCGTTGGTGTCAGGTCAAGGTTACGGCCTGCGGCATGCATCGGCACAATCTGGAATCGCTGGTGGCGGCGGTTTCCGGAGCGCGGGATCGTCTGGATGGCCCCGGCATCAGCGCAGAGATGGTCGCGGATTTCGTGACTCCCGCCGTCCCGCCCGCCTCGATCCAGGGCGAGGGCGGCGTCCCGGAGAGCTTGGAAACCCCTGAAACCCTTGAGGAGATGGGGGCGATCTTCGCGCCTTACTTCAGGAATGGAGAACGAAGCGGCCTTGTCCGCGTCCTCGACGTCAGCCCGCATTATGGCAATGAAGCCGAGCGCGAGAAAATTCGCGCGGAGATTTGCCGACGTTGGAACGGATGGAGTGCGCAGGCGGCAGAGATCGCGCGCCTGACAATTCTTGCGTCACGATCCGAATTGTCAGCAGTCGCGAAAGCCCTTGCTTGGGAAGGACCGTATCAATGCAGCCTCGCCGGTCGCGTCAAGTCGTTGGTCCACAGCAGTGAGACAAGGAAAGACAGCCTCGATCTTCTCGACCGGGTGATCGGCGCTCTTGCCGAAGAACTCGGCGTTGAGCAGGACAACGAGGCGATGCGCGAGGCTATCCAGGCGATCCGGGGCGAGCGCGACGCGGCGCTTGCCCAGGCGGCGGCGCTAACCAATGAAAACGAAGCCCTTGGCTATGACGCCGCCATGACGCGCTCCCTACGCGACCGGATGTCAGTGCTGGTCACGGAGGGCAACCAGCTTCGGCGCGTCGCAATCTGCGCCACTACACTATTCGGGTTCGGCGACATCTTCAGTCCCTCCGCTGAGCGCGGTCGTGTGGCCGAAGCCTACGAGGTCTTGTGTGATGCGGTTCGCTCCCTCTCCACGGGAGCCACATCAAACTTCATCGTCATCCCGCGCGATCAGCCGCCAGCCGCCCATTCTCCCGACGCCGTGGAGTGAACGATGGACGGATTGCTGTTCGAACTGCCGCCAACCCGATCACGGCGCACGCCCTTCCGGGAAGCGAGCAACGACGAGATCATCGTCGTGGGCTTCGCCGGGGGCGGCGGGACTTGCGAGGGCATCAAGATGGCCCTGGGTCGCAGCCCGGACGAGGCGCTGAACCATAACGAAGACGCCGTGTCGATGCACGCCGTCAACCATCCGGACACGCGGCACTGGTGCCAGAACATCTGGCAAGCGGAACCGGCGTTGGTCGCTGATGGAAGGCCCATCGGCTTTGCTTGGTTCTCGCCGGACTGCACCCACTTCAGCAAGGCCAAGGGTGGCGTCCCGCGCAAGAAGCACATCCGGGATCTCGCTTGGATCGTGGTGGCTTACGCCAAACTGCCCAAGCGCATCCGCCCGCGCGTCATCATGGTGGAGAACGTCGAGGAGTTCCTGACCTGGGGGCCGCTGCGTGACGACGGCCATCCGGACGCGGACCAGAAGGGCGAGACGTTCCGCGCCTGGGTCGCTGAACTGCGGCGTCTCGGCTATCGGGTCGAATGGCGGGTGAGTCGGGCAAGCCAGTACGGCGCGCCGACGATTCGCAAGCGCCTGGCGGTCATTGCTCGGTGCGACGGGCGTCCCATCATCTGGCCCGAGCCGTCGCATGGCGCGCCCGACGATCCGGAGGTGTTGGCCGGTCGGTTGCAGCCCTATCGCACGGCGGCCAACGACGTCATCGATTGGTCGATTCCGTGCCCTTCCATCTTTCTGACGAAGGAGGAGGCTCGCGTGCTCCGGGTCAAGCGCCCGTTGGAGGCGAACACCATGCGACGCATCTTTGCCGGACTGAAGCGTTACGTCATCGACCACGCCAAGCCTTTCATCATTCCCGTCACTCATCACGGCGGAGACAGCCGGGCGCACGCGATCAACGAACCGTTGCGCACTGTGACCACGGCCAACGGCGGGGAATTCGCGGTGGTCGCGCCCTATCTCGCGACGATGCGGAACGCCGAGAAACCGTTCAACGGCGCTGACCAGCCCACCCACACCGTCACCGCCGCCGGGGCAGGCCTCACCCTGGTGGTCCCTTGGATGGTGCAGCAGAACACCGGCGTCGTCGGTCATCATGTCGATGGCCCAACCTCCACCATCCTCAACACCGGGTCGCACCAGATGTTGGCGGCGGCCAGCCTGATGAAGCTGTACGGCACCTGCCGGGATGGCCTGCACCCTGACCAGCCCATGCCGACCGTGACGGCGGGCGGCGGGCATGTCGCCGAGATCCGCGCCTTCCTGACGAAATACTACGGCGAGGGCGGCCAGGATCAGGACTGCCGGGGGCCTCTGCACACCATCCCGACCAAGGCCCGGTTCGGCTTGGTTACTGTGCACGGAGATCCCTATCAGATCGTGGACATCGGCATGCGAATGCTGACGCCGCGCGAACTGTTCCGAGCGCAGGGCTTTCCCAACAGCTACATCATCGACTGCGGACATGACGGTCGATCCTTCAGCAAGGCCGCGCAGATCGGGATGTGCGGGAACAGCGTCTCGCCGCCGTGGGCCGCCGCCCACATCGCCGCGAACGTCCCGGAGATGGCCCGCGCCGACACGGCGTTCCTTCCAACCCAAGCGGCGGAGTGACTCATGGTCGCCTACAGCTTCAAAAAGAGATTCGCTCCTCCGATCCTCCTGGGGCTGAAACCCGGCCCGTTGCTGCCGGGGGCGAAGCGCCAGACCATTCGCGCGAATCGCAAGCGTCACGCTCGGCCAACGGAGGAACTCCAGCTCTATACAGGGATGCGCACCAGTTCGTGCCAGTTGCTGGGGAAACCGACCTGCACCGCAGTGCGGCCCGTCCGGCTGATGCTCGGTCAGGCCGAACTGGTCGAGATCAAGGGCGAGCCGAACATCACCGACGCCAAGGGCCTGGACCTGTTCGCCCGTTTCGACGGATTTCAGGATTGGGCGGACCTACGCGACTTCTGGGCTGAGACGCACGAGGCTGTGCTCGACTTCTCCGGCGTCCTGATCCGGTGGGAGCCGAAATGTGATGGGCTGGTGCAGCCCCTGGAGGAGTGCGGAACGCAGGAAGAGGGAGAGGGGGAAGGGAATGGCTAAGAGGTCTCCGGCACAGGTCGTGCCGCTCCACACAGTTCAGGTTCCTCAGACGATCATCAACAACCACGAGCCGGAAGCCTACACAATCGATGAGTTCTGTGCCGCGCACCGAATCGGCAAGCCCGCGCTTTACGCTTTGGTGTCCGCTGGAAAAGCGCCAAAGATCATGCGCTTCGGCCTCAGCGATGTCCGCATCAGCCGGGAAGCCGCCAAGGAATGGCGTGAGGGGATGGCGGCGGAATGGACGATTTCGGAAGGGAAGTCGTCTGTGGCCAGGGCCAAGGCGGCGAACCGGGGTTAAGCCCCCGGTTTTCGCAGCGGCGTCACGGTGGGGGCCGCCACGATCCCGAATGTTGGCGCCTTCTCGCGGATCAGCTTTGCCTTATAGCTTTCCGCCAGATGGCCGTAATGCTTCTCGACCATTCGCGTATCGGCGTGCCCAAGATTGTCGGCCACCACCATCAGCGGCACCCCATTCATGACGGCCAGCGATGCCCATGTGTGCCTCAAGATGTGGAATGTCACCTCAGACCCCAGTTTGGCGCGCGCTGCCGCCTCCTGCATCGGTCGGATGTGGTATGCCTTGTCCCACCGATGCCCGTCTGCGCGCGTGAAGATCGGATCCTCTGGCGCCTTCCCAGCGGTCATTGCCACGAACAGCCGCGCCCCCTCGTCGGTCAGCACGACGTGGCGCGGCTTCCCCGACTTGCTTTCGCGGATATGCACTGTCGAGTTGTCGGGGTTGAAATCTTGCGCCAGCATCGCGGCCAGTTCTCCACGCCGGGCGCCTGTGACCAGCGCGGCTTGCACGAGCAAGCGCAGATCGAAGTCGCAGGCGTTGACCAGCCGGGTCGCCTCGGCGATGGACAGGTAACGGATGCGGGCGTGATCGACGCCCTCGAACGGCTGCACGCGCCTCCACGTTTCGTCTGACGCGATGTCGCCATGACGCCATGCGTGGTTGAGTGCGGCTTTCAGAATCGTCAGCGTTCGATTGGCGGTGGACCGGCGGCGGCGGATGGCGTCAGGCGTGTCCGGGGCCGCAGCCGTGCGCTGTTCCACCCCGATCTTCGTGCGCAGCCGCCGCCCAGTCGCCGCAATCCCGTCGCGCCATTCCGCCAACAGACGCGGCGTCAGGTCGGCGCACAGTTTGTCGCCGAGCATCGGCAGGATGAGGGCATCCGCACGGAGGCGTGTGTCCGCTGCTGATTTTGTGTGCGTGTCGGCCCAGCGCAGATATTCCGTCACGGCGTCGCGGACCGTGAATGGCGCTTTCGGCTCCGGTTCGGCCTCGGCGGGGCGGCGCGCGATGGCAACCGTCTTGCGCGCCAGATCCACGGCTTGCTGATAGGAGAGCGTGCCGCGACCATCTGCGTCGTGCTCATCGTCAGACCGACCGATGGTTTGCGTCTTGTAGTCGCTGGCGTTGGTGCCCCAGCGCACCACCCAAGCTCCAGCGCCCGCCGATTTCCGATAGCCGATGTGGAGGCCGGTTTCGATTGATCGCCAATAGGGCTTTGGTTGCGGCTTGAGCTTTGCCCGCACAGCGCGCGTGTCCAGGCGTGTTTCGGAAACAGGACGCGGCAT